GCACTGCTTGTTGGGCTTTGCTTTCTACTAATGGGATTGGCGCTTTACGAGGAACAGTTGCAACGTCAACTCTCGTTCCGCATAAGGTCCTCCCAACTTACCACCCTGCCGGAGTTTTACGGAATTGGGCATGGCGACCTATCGCAATTGCCGATTTAATCAAGGCCAAGCGCGAAAGCGAATACCCAGAAATCAAACGCCCATCCCGGCGAATTCTTGTCAACCCCACAATTGCTGAATGCCATGAATGGATCGACCGCCATGTGCGCTCCGAATGTGCTTGCGACATTGAGACAAAGTTCGGAATGATCGAGATGGTTGGCTTTAGCGCCAGCCCGACCGACGCCATGGTTGTCCCATTCTGGGACAAGAACAAGGGCGGAAACTACTGGCCATCAGCGAACGTAGAAGGTGATGCACGGAAGGTAGTCAAGCGCCTTTTGGAAAATCCGTCCGTAACAAAAATTTTCCAAAACGGCCTTTATGACTTGCAGTATTTAATCAAAGAGGGTTATAGGCCAAGAGGCTGTCGTGAAGACACAATGCTTTATCACCACGCCCTCTACCCGGAAATGCAGAAAGGTCTAGGTTTTCTAGGCTCGATCTACACGTCAGAACCAGCATGGAAAACCATGCGGGGCAAGAAAATAACGGAGATGAAGAAGGATGATTAAATGCAAAGCCGCAGACATTCTCTTTTCGAAGCCGTCATCAACACGGCCTCTGGTTTCGTAATTTCCCTTGTAGTTACAGAGTTCTTATTTCCCGTTTTCGACCTCCACCCATCCTTCGCAGCAAACTTTTACATCACCACAATCTTCACGATCATTAGCATAATCCGAAGTTACATCTGCCGAAGGATTTTCAATCACCTCCATACAAAAGGAGTTCTGTGATGTTTGTTATTGCGACAATGGCCGCTGGGTCATTCATTTATTACATCCTGACAGGATATGAAGGCGCGTTCATGGGCTGGCTTGCTCTCCTCTGCATCATTTTAATGTTTGTATAATCATGCCCATCATCGAAACCTCCATGCTGCAGGAAGGCGTGACCCTTCCAGAAAACGAACAAATCTATAACGGGCTCGACTGTTGTATTACCCACGAAGTGCTTGAGGCCATACGTGGCCTTGGCGATGCTCCAAAAATCTACAACTTCGCAAGGGCGCTCCAGGCCCCTGTTCTCGACATGATGCAGAGAGGATTTAAGATCGATGGATATGAAAGATCCAAAGGCATCGAAACACTCGAGCGCGAGATCGAGCGCCTTACACGCCTTCTGGACCGTCTTGCAGATGCTGTTTGGGACAAGCCCCTTAAAGCAAACTCGCCAAAGATGCTCCAAGAATTCTTCTTCACCCATATGCGAATTCCAGAAATCTGGACCTCAAAAAAGGGTGAACGAAAACTATCAATGGACCGAGAGGCACTCGAAAAGCTCGACAACTATTATCATGCAAGGCCAATTGTTGCGACTATTCTGGCCATAAGAGACGCCGTTAAACAACTTTCAGTTCTTCGCACCGAGGTCGATACAGATGGTAGAATGCGCACTTCATACAATGTTGCGGGCACAGAGACGGGGCGCTTTAGCAGTTCAACAAACGCTTTTGGCACTGGCACAAACCTACAAAACATCACCGCGTCTCTCCGCACAATGTTCATCGCAGATCCCGGCTGGAAGATTTGCGGGATCGATCTGGAACAAGCTGAAAGCCGTGAAGTTGGATGGCTTTCTGGCGTCATTTGCAATGACTGGTCTTACCTTGACGCCTGTTATAGTGGTGATCTCCATACCCTTGTTGCACAAACAGCTTGGCCTTCCCTCGGATGGGGCTCTGATCCGAAACGCAATCGCCAAATCGCTGACACACCGTTCTACCGAAACCTCACCTACCGGGATATGGCAAAAAAGCTCGGCCATGGAAGCAATTACCGAGGCCTTCCCCCGACCATGGCTCGACACGCAAAAATCCCTACCGCCACCGCCGAGCAGTTCCAACGAGCCTATTTCGAGCGATTTGCGGGAATACCAAAGTGGCACCGATGGGTTGCTCAACAACTCCAAACAACCCACAGCATCACCACGCCCCTCGGGCGCCAGCGAACCTTCTTCGGTCGTGCGAACGACGACACGACGCTCCGGGAAGCGATTGCGTTCTCACCGCAGAGCGCGACGGCGGATCGGTTGAACTTGGTCCTCTGGAGGGTTTGGTATCACATGCCAGAGGTGCAGCTCATCGCTCAAGTCCACGACGCTCTTTACTTCCAATATCGTGAAAGTGCTGATGAAGTTGAGATCATTCAAAAGGCCCTGTCACTTTTCGACATAGCCTTTGAACACTCCGGGCATAAGTTGGTCGTCCCCGGAGAAGCCAAGGTCGGATGGAATTGGGGAAATTTTGATCCCAAAATCAATCCTGACGGCTTGGCAAAATTCAAAAACAAAAAGGACGAGCGAAAGCGAACGCCTATCCTTTCACAAAGACTTTGATTTTCAGAACTGGGGCCGGTCGTGGATTTTGTAGATCAATTTGTAAAGTTTACTGAAGAACGCCCATCCCCGGAAATTTTCCGCAAATGGGCAGCTATCACAACTCTCTCCGGCGCGCTCGAAAAGCGCGTCTGGACGATGACCAAAGCAGGACCTCAGTTTGCAAATCTCTACGTGATGCTCGTTGCCCCGCCCGGAGTCGGCAAATCACAGGCAATCAATCCTGCAGAGCAGTTGTTAAAAGCAACAAAGAAATATCACATCGCACCAAACAGCGTCACAGCTGCAAGTTTCATCGACGCGCTCGTAAAGGCGCACAGGACCGTGCTTCTCCCCGACAACAAAATTCTACAATACCATCACATCTTTGTGTTTGCTGCGGAACTCGGGGTGTTCTTAAACACTCACGATCTAAACTTTCTTTCCATCATCAACGAACTGTTCGACCACAAAGACTCCTACCGAGAAGAACGAAGACATTCGCTCAAAGAACCCATCGAGATCCCACGTCCCATGACCACACTCCTTGTTGGATCACAGCCGGGATTTCTTGCCACCCTTTTGCCCGACGCTGCATGGACGATGGGTTGGACCTCACGAATGCTCATGGTCTACTCGTCCACCGCCCCCGATGTTCCGCTTTTTGGCGAATACAAAAACCAAGACAAGATCATGTCGGGACTTGTAAAGAAGCTCGACGAAGTCGCAGATTATTATGGTGAGATGAAATGGGATCAATCCGCGATTGCGGAGATGGAACGCTGGCGCAAAGACAAATGGGCACCTGTCCCTGACCACCCAAAGCTCGCAAATTATCTTCCGAGACGTGGAACGATCTTCATGGTCAAACTTGCAATGATCGCTGCAATGTCAAGAGGGGAGACGCTTGCCATTAGGTTACAGGATGTCGAGAGGGCAAGAGGTTGGCTTTTGGAAATCGAAAGCCTTATGCCTTGCATTTTCCGCGACATGATTATGCGCTCCGACGATCAAGTCATCGAAGAAGTCTTCCAGTATTCTTTCGAGATATACTTAAAGCACAGAACGCCGCTTGCGTCGGCCCAGATCCTGCGCTTTTTGGCCCAACGCACTCCAGCCGAAAAGGCCGAACGCATTTTGTCTTTGATGGAAAAGTCAGGGATCTTCGAGCGTGTAGCAGGCACGGAGACATACATCCCTCGCGCCCGCAATATGCACGGTCTAGCTTAAACCCACTCTATACTGAGTCTCGAATGGGCTTAATATTTAATGCAATACAAAACCCCGTAGTTTTTAGGTTTTGTTTCCGTGCCGCCCGTTGTTGAGTTCGCAACAGTTGTGGTGATTGAGGCATAACCAGTTCCTGTGGTTGCAGCAACATTGTTGACACCTTGTCCACCAACACCGGGAGCTGCGGCACCACCACCATTTGCTCCAGTATAAGAATGGGTATGTCCAGCATCACTAGAAGTAGCTGTGTGGTTATGATTTAAGTATGTATCAGCGGCGTATGTGCCGACAGCTTGACCGACAGCTGCTGGATAAGCAGTGTTTGTGCCTGTGCCGCGAACAAACATACCGCGTAAATCTGGCACGTTAAATGTGGTAGCTCCGTCACCAGATCCCCACGTTGTTCCGATATTAGAAAACAAAATGGAATAAATGGAACGTGACACCGCAGCACCATTTGCACTCAACCAGCCAGCAGGACAACTTGTCATAGCATAGGTCGCCAGCTGCCCGGGAGGTGTAGCAACATTTATGTTGTTGGTGATAAGCTGAAATTGTCCGGTTGTAGAATAATAAGTAACACCATTTACAGTTCCTGCAGCAACTTCATTTCCGATAAGAATAGATGTGCCGGATGTAGTTGGTTTGACGACAGAGATCGGCGCACCACCGTTGACAGAAAGCGTGAGCGCTCCTGTGTTTGTCGATCCAGCAACAAAGTAAAATGTTTGACCGTTTGTTGAGGAAAAGCCTGACACCGTTACGGTCTGCGCATTTGCCGTGCCGCCAGAAGTTGAACCCCAGCCAAGCGTCGATGTGCTTGACGTGTCACCGGTTTGCGTTGTCCAGATCACATTGTTGTTTGAGTCTGTTAATTTCTGGCAATACGTGCCGGAGCCAAAAATTGTTGCACGACCGGCAGCATCAAGCACGACAGGATTTGTGTTGAGAACTGTTTGTCCTGAGTCACTCCATGTATTTTTCAAAACCGTGCAAGCAGGAAAGTTGGAGTAAAAATATACTTTGCCGCTCGCATAAGGCTTACCGTTGCCGTCGATGAATTGCTGCTGACCGTTTGGCAGAAGTGTAGCTGCATTCAAACTTGTGCTTGATAGTAAAAGGGCCGTTAGACCCGCTGTAACCTTTTTCATTTCTTTTCCCTCTTTTTGCGTCTTTCTTGATAAGTCAGTCTACCAGACACAGCCCCAGACGTTAAAGGATTAACAAATGCTGCTTGCTGCATAGCGGGCCCTCGTCCTGCCAAAATTTGATTTTGAATTATAGGACTTTGTAAAAATCTATCCCTAGCTGCCTCATATGCTTTTTTACCACCATACAATGCTGCGCCAGATCCTGCGGCAAACAACGCAGGCATTAATGGCATTTCGCTTCCTTCAAAAATTTGTTTTGATATTTCTGGATAAAGACGCTCAATTGCACTACCAGTTAAACCGCCAGCTGCTGCCGTTCCAAAAATGCCGTAATGACCGCCTTCTCTTCGAGGCGCTTCCTTGCCAATACGTTCTACAGCTCCCGTTCCTTTATTCACAACTTTTGGAATGAGGGAAGAAATTTCAGCAAGTTCTGCCATATTTCCTCTTGCCCGAACTTTCTTTGCGGCTTCTTGTAATTTTGAAACATCTGGAACTCCAGACGGAGTCGCAATCTTAAGACCTAAAAGTGAATTCTTGTAAGCGTTACGCAGTTCTTCCCATAACATTGCGTGAGCAGGATCTGCTCGATAAAAATAATCATAAACAAGATCCTTCATTCTTGCGTTAAAATATTTATTGAGCGAATTTGAAGCAGGATTTAAGTTCTTGTCAATGTAACCATTTTTCTGAGTTAAATTTTGAATAACACTGCCGGACACAGGTGTCAGCAATAATCTATCGCTAAACTTTTGCACCATTCTAAGTAATTTATTTCTTTCAGCATCATCCACAACATCATTTGTAATTTCATTTGCAAGATTAATAATATCATGCGCTAATGCAGTTGTGCCACGATTGACGGAAGGCAGACGAATACCGTTTGCGGCAGTCTCCATCACATTACCGATAGCATCAACAGATTTTCCAACTTCTGTCTCTGTAAAAGGACCGGAATGGTTAAAAGTCTTTCCAACTTCTTCACCGATCTTTTTAACTTGTTCTAAGCCTTGTTCACTTGACACAGCCTGTCTTGCGATTTGTTGTTCTTCTTCGAGAGGAGAAACCTGCCAAGGAGTGATCGGAATATTATATTTATTCCTTGCAAGAATTGCATTCTGTCTTGCACTTTCTTCAATGTGTGGAGCAAACGTAGGGCCCGGGCGCCCAAACGCTAAATGAGTTAAAGGTTGTGCAAATGATCCAAAAAGCGCACCTTCTGCTACTTGTTCTCCGACAGGAACATCTGGGCGAAGCCTTTGGTTGATGAAAGCGTTCATACCTCCAGCCAAACCGCCCCCGACGATTGGAGCTGCAACTCTCTCCGCAGCTGCAACCATTCCGGGTTGACGTAAGGTTCCGCCACTTGGAAATGGTGCTGTGCGTCCAGCTTGCCCAGCCATCCATCTTTGTGCTGTTTGAATTGCAGGACGAAGTCGAGGCACTGCTTGAGCAATTCGTGGGGCAACTGCACCGACAGCGCCCATTCCTGTTAGACCAAGAGCCAAGCCTTGTGCAACTCCACCACCAACCTCTGCAAGCCCGCTTCTAAGTGGATATTCTCTTTCATAAATTTGTTTGCCTTTTTGATATTCTTCGGCAGTTCGTCCTGTAAACGGAGCCATTGCTTCTGGTAAATATCCTGCAAGTAAAGCATTTGCTGCTTCTTCCGCCATTCCCCAAGGAGCAGGTTTTGTTACAACAGGAGCGGGAATTGGTTTGACGGGAACAGGCTGGCCCGCCTGTGCTGGGAGAGGTTGACCTTTTGCTGCAAGTTCATCTGGTTGAATTTTGCTGTCTTCTAAAAATTCCACCCCACCAGTTGTAGGCGCAGCTTCAGTGGGTGCAGTTTCAAGACGTGAAGGGGTCCATTCTTCCGCCCATTCAACTGCGGGTCTTGGGGCATTTTGTGGAGCAAGACGAGAAGGTGTCCAATCACTCGCCCATTCAGCTGGTTGATTTTCAGCATATTGTTCACCACGAACTTCCGGGCCACCGCCCATAACGGAGTTCACGTATTGGGAAACAGGCATGTTTATGTCACGCGCACCAGCCCGTGCAGCTTCCGCATAAGGTCGCCCCGAAAACCAAATAGATGCAGCATCTTTTGCAGATCCATACTTCAAAAGATTGCTGGACATTTGATTTTCAAAAACTTTTTCTTGAGCTTCTGGGCTGTGTAAAAATTCAAATGCAGTTAAAGGACGACCAAGAGCTTTTTCGGTCCAAGATGGGATATTTTCTCCCATCACGCCGTATTTTCCATAAGCCCGATCTGTCCCTTGCTTGCGTTTAATTACAGGACCAAGGGCTGAATAATCATTCCCGCTTTCCATTTTGCCAATACCAGCGCGGAGGCGGGGAAGTTCTGCTAAAGGATTGCCATAAGCCATTTTAATCCTCCCCTAGACCTTCGAACTTGAAAGAATCTGGATGTTTTGTTAGCCAGCGAGTCCAAGCATCTTCTGCAACATTGACGTTAAATTGATGGCCTTTTCCAGCTTCTCTTCTTTGGAAATCCGTCATAAATTCATTTCGATCAAGAGCGAGTTGATTTAGTTTTTCCATGTAACCAAGGACTTTTTTCACACCACTTGCTGTCATACGCATGGACAAAAGTGCTTTGTTGAAGCGATTAAATTCAGCATTTGTCATCCGATTGCCCGGACCAATTGATGTTTTTGCTGCCTCAACATTTTGAAGAAGAGTATTTTTGTCAAATGCTTCAAGGTTTGCAATAACATCTCTTGCTTCTTTTACAGTATCGACACCTAAAAGTGCCCTAACCTCTCCCAGCTCATCATTTGCATCAAGTGCCTGACCTAATTTTGCAAAATTCATTTTTTCTGAGCCAAGCAGTCCCAAATAAGGCTCGATTTTTGGTAAGGTCTGCCGAAGTTGAGTAATTTGAGTTTGCCCAAGTTGAGCATCACGCGCACCTTCAGCATTTTTATCCATGAAAGTATTGAATTGTTTTGCTTGTTCTTTTGACGCTTCTTGTTGAGCTTCACTAGCATAAGTGTATGGTGCCGAGGTGGGGGGAGAAACAGAGGGTTGTCCCTCCCCCCGTTGCGGCACAGCGGCAGGAGGAGCCGACCTGCCCTGCGCAGCATTCTGGGTTAATTGTATTGCTTGCCACCGAGGCATAGGCACAACACCATTAGGTGTATTAACTGGAACAAGCTCATTTTGTTCTTTATAAGTGCCTTGTGCGTTTTCAAGAGCTTTAATGCCTTGTTCGGTTCCAAGCAAAGATCCTTTTACATAGGCTGTCGGGGTTGTTAATCCCTTTTGCTCTTTAGAAAGATAATCCCCCATCATCTTATCAACTTCGGAGTCAGGCAAATAATTCCGCATGGAAGCAAATGCGCCCATCACGTCGGAGGTTTTTAATGGCTGAGTAGCATCATTTAATCTTGTTGCCAGTGGAATAAATGTTTCCTTCGCCAACCGTAAAGAACTAAGATTATTTTCTAGCTGCTTTGCGTGTTTTTCCGCATCCAACTTTCCATAACTTTGTGTAAAATTTAGAAAATCTTTGTAAAATGGAGCAGTTTCTGGATGTTGTGCAGCAATGGCTAAAGATTGTTCGACATTCGGCATTCCAGTTTCTGGATCGATATGGCTCTGTAAAATCTGCCCAAACGATTGATTTGCTTTGATCTGCGCAGCTTGTAAATCTGTAGCTTGTTTTTGTTTTTGCGCTTCAATTCCTTGCAAAGCAATTCCTTGCATCTGCTGCATAGTCTGCAGCGGATTTGGGATGTCAAAGTTTTGTGCAGCTGGTGGTGCAACGCTAGGAAGCTGATCCATAATTCTTGCCCTTTATCAACTAAATGCTGTCGCTTGAGGATTAACCGGAGCAAATGCTGGTGAATTTGTTCCGTAAGATGGTGCGCTTCCGAATATATTACCTTGTAATGCAGCTAATGTGGCTTGAGGTGTTGCCCCAGCCGAACTTTGTGCATAAATATTCGCAAGAGGAGAAGATGCTGCATATCCAGTAGCTTGCCCTGCGCCACCAAACAGCGCATTTGTTCCTGTTGCTTGAGCATTAGCTGCACTCATCTGGCTTCCGCCAAGTGCCGTCCCTGCAGCATTAAAGCCTGCAGCATTAATTCTTGATAAATCTCCACCAAGAGATGTCGCGCCACCTGCAAGTAGATTAGCAGATGACTGGCCTAATGTAGTTGGGCCCATCAGCATGTTGTAGGCTTGGAGATTTTGAGCTAAGTAATTTTGAACTTGTTGCTGATATGTTTGGGACGCAAGGCCTGTGGCAGTTTGGCCAACTTGCTGCACCAAATTACCAGATGATCCAATACCTTTTGCCGCGCCAGCATTAGTCATAGCACCAAGCGTTTGCTGCTTGGCCCATTGATAACCGGGGGTTTGTTCGAGCTGGGCTTGAGTAGGCTGAAAAGTCGAAAGTAAATTCGCGCCACCCCCGCCGATACCAGCATCTCTAGCCCCTGTGCCTGTTAGGGCACTCATCAATTGTTGAATAGATTGAGAGCCTGCCGTTGTATAAGGAGATACCGCTTGTGCAGCCGTATTATACCAATTTTGTGCAGCTTGTTGGGCTTGTTGAATGCCAAGAAGGTCAAATAAACTTGCCGTTTGGCCACCCTGTAACGCACCTGCAGCCGTTTGCCCGGCACCGATCATTCCCCCAATACCTTTGAAAAGGCTTCCAGCAGCAGCCCCTGCCATGGCTAAAGTTACGGGGTCCATCTTAATCTCCTAAATTTGAAGTAGTTATCATAATACTTAACTGCCGATAGGCAAAGGGGTTGTAGGAGTTATTGTGGGCGGCAAGACGATTACTGGAGGTTCAAGCGGTTTAGGGGCCTCTGCATCAATTTCTTCCGGGCTTTTTTGAACTACTTGTAATGTTGTCATATCTATTTTGTGAATTTTATAATGGATTTGACTCGGAATTTCCAAGACAAGTTCACCATTAGCCTTGCGCTGCTCAAAATAAATTTCTTCTTCAAAAGTCTGAGCAGTGATTTTGCCTTCTGGGGTGTATGTTAGAAATATTTTTATCGTCATCTCTGAAGCCCCCATACCAAAACACTTACGTCCGATGCGACAGACGCGATTACTTGAACCTGAGCGGTTGTAACATTTGCAGGAACATAATAGTTAAACTGAATGCTTCTTGGATAAAGATTTCTATTGCCGTTAAAAACCCACGGGACAAAAGCATATGTAGTCGAACTAAAACCCCCAGAATTATAAGACGGAGAAGCATACAAACTAAATCCGGGTTGACTTGGATACTGCGCTATTGGTGATGCAGAGGAGTCTGCAAAGATCGGCACACTATCAACCACAGTTCCATTGACGTTTATATTCAAAGTTCCAGAAGATGAACTTGTATTCAAAACACCATTAAACAAACCAAGAATACAAAGCGAGCTGCCCGGAACAGTTGTTAAAGTGACCGAAGCAGTTCCTGTATTACTCGATTGTGCAGCAACTCTAGATACCGCATTGTAACCAATGGTATCAGTTGTAACTGCCCCAATATCAATCTTTTCCGTTACAATCGACTTTGCAAAAATCTTGTCAGCAACAATCGCGCCTGCAGCTATTAAGTTCGATGTGATCGCATTCGCTACAATTTTAGAAGTTGTGATTGAATTGTCAGCAATTTTAGTTTCAGTGATTACACTATCTGGAAGTTTGTCGGTTGAAACCGATCCATTGGCGAGTTTTGTTGTAAGAACCGCGCCGTCAGCAAGATCATAAGAAGTAATGTTTCCGGGTTGAGTTAAAGCAGTTAATAATAATTGGGTCTGCCTTGTCGGCAATCCATTCGCATCAACCATTGGTGTTGTGGAGTTTGGGACGCTTTTTAAGACTGACACGTCAAGTCTCCATCTTCTCGACTTGTATCCACGCGCCGTTTAATGCTGCCGCACAAGGCGCAGTCCATGAAAGTTCAAAAACACGATCTCTTGCAAAACCAAGTCTATTCCAAGAAGGAACTGCACGGTATTGACCAGACGTGCCGAGCGATTGTTGCAACCCATTGCCAAAACTCACACCACGATCATCACTCCAGCGAAGGGTGATTTGAGGGTCATCATTTGGATCAATGTCTGTGCCGACTTCAATGTCAGCCATGAAACTTGAATAACTTACACGATCTCCATCCATAACAAGATGCGGAAAGGAGCGAAGACGTAAAATTGCGTCCCCATTGTCTGTGTAATTGTTTAGATCAAAAGCGTAGAGTTTACCGTTTTGCCAATCGCCTACAATCGTTTTGTTGTAAGCATGTGCAGCGCAATTTGCTCGATGTCTTACCAAATTTCCATTTTCGTCCAGATACCCACGCTCATGCCAGAGTTGAGTTGAAAGATCATAACACCATGTGGCATTTGCAGATGGAAAGGACAGGAAATAGAAAATGTGTGAACCTTGCTGATAACAAAATCCAATTGCGTCAGAAATTATGTCGTATTTTCCAAGGGCGTCGGCAATAGCTGGGGTGGAAATAACGTCAGCTTTATAAGCCGTGCCCATCATAACCAATGCTTGGCCGTTGTTATCTTCTGAAAGCCAGAAAATATTCAAGCCCCATTTCGCCAAAGACCTTAAAGCCGCGATCCCATGTTGAATAAACACTCCGGGGATCTCTTGAAAAGGAAATGGGTAAGAACCAACATCAGTCCAGACTTCTGTTGTGCGTCTTCCGAAAGCCCAGATTTCTCTATGAACCGTGTCAATGATTTGGAGTTGATCTGCATCTCCAGAGATAGTTGCCACACCAAGAGCGGGATAGGTTGTGGCATTGGAGTCACTAGATTGAAGATTTGCGTTTTGGGTTGATGAAACCAAGAATGTGTCAATGTAACGAATTTGATTTCCACCCAAAAAGTTTTCTGGAATAAACACGTCAAATTGTAATGATGTTAAATCAACACTCCAGCCCTGTGTCGATCCATCTAAAATAATAAGCGTGAACTTATTATCATACATAGACACAAGCCCAGACTGTGATGTGATTGTGCCTAAAGCCTGTAAGGCAAAGTTATCTGGCACGTAATAAACAGTGTTCCCGATGACGGCAAAAAGCAGCCCATTGCTTGCCGTGTAAAGCTGACGCACTTCAGCAATAATTCCTTGCGCTAAAGGCGTCAGCCCCGGAGTGCAGTAATGAGTGTAAGGAACTTCAGCATCCTTGGTATTTTGCTCTGGATATAAATTTATGCAGCGCTGGGCGTTTGCGATAACGCTCCTCGCTTCATAAGCACCTTGAACAAGTTGGATCTGAGGCACGTTCCTATCACCTATTACGTAGCAGACATTACGTTAGCAACCCAAACGCCGTTCGTTACAGCGATGAAAAGCACTCTTTTAGCTGCAGCATACGAAACACCGGTAGCGCCAGCCGTGCCGTTGATCGTGTCAGAAGCAAGAGCAAATACCGTGACAGCATCTGCACTATCTGCATTGTAAAAATACACAACGCTACCAGCCACAGCGGATGGCAACACAACACCATAGTTGCTGGAAGTCGAAACCGTCACAACATTGGAGCCGAGGGTAAGCGAAGGAGTTGTTGAAGCACGGGATGTGCCGACAGCCGTAATGCCATAGTTTGTCTGCCACTGCGGAGTAGCAAGCAAGTTTTCAAGCACAGCGCCATCTTGAAGCGCATAACCGTTTGGGAGACGATCAGGTATTGCCATTTGATTTACCTCGTTTGGTCGCTGTAAATGTTGTAGACGCTCGGTCGGACCAGATTATCCGGCATCACAAGAGAAGGTATTTGGGTATTCGCGGAGCGCACCGTCTCCATCGAGTCTTTCGCCAACCCTTCATAAGTTGGATCTGGCGGAAGCCTATACGCAGCGCGAGTTCTTATCACAAGATTATAATGCAGCGCCGCGAGGTATTCGGGAGGAAAGTTAAATGTCGATGTGAGGTCATTAAATTCTGAGAGCGTTTCCTTTAATAAGATATGAACTTCGTAAAGGCTCGCTTGCGGAAGCGGCCATGGATAAATGTAACCCATTGGCCAATCGGAGTCGTAAAAAATGCACTGCGAGAACGACACCAATTGCTTCAACGTAATTCTTGCGTAATCCTCGCGGGAGAAAAGCAATTGGAGAGGATAATCTACCGCTTGTGTGCCGTTCGCATTCGGCAGCATTCTAAAATACGCGCTTTCCAGTTTGTCAGGCCGGACAGGAACGTCAATATCCCCGCCCGGGCCAACACTGTATTTAATCGCACCAGTTGACACCACGCTTTTATCGATCAAATGCCAGACCATCCAGCGTTTCACGCGCCACTGGGCGATCATCATGTTCAAACGTATAAGCGCGTCATTCACGTCTTCAGACAAAAGGGTCTGACCAACGCCCAACACACCAGCGTCTTTATAAGCAAGCGTGATAATGTCGAGCGCCGTGGTCATTTAGATGTCCTTGACGTTAAGGGCAGGTTTGTTAGAAGACACAGAAGTATTTGATGAAGGTTTCGGCTTTGCAGTTTCAGCAAGTTCCTTCTGTGCCTTTAGTTCAGCTAACTGCGTCTTGGCCAGTTCTAGCTCTACAGCTTTCCGGTCAAGTTCAGCTTGCAATTCGTCTTCACGAGTCTTGAATGACCCTGGCTCACCTTTTGTGATGAAATCAATTTCTTCTTTCGCGTCCCCAACAATAATCGGGAACTCCTTTTTCTCATCCTTATACCCGACAACTTTCGGATATTCTTGAAATTTATATTCTGGAAATTCCATAGTTTCATAAACACCGAGATATGGGCGAACTTTAGCCATTTACTTGCTCCTTACGAGTGAAGGGAGAGGGCAAAGTGCCCTCTCCTTTTGGTGATTAGATGATGTCTGCGACAACAACGGCCCACTCAGGACGAACCCAAACGTAACCGTAAAGAACGTCCAGACGGGTGATGAACTGATCCGACTTAATGTCAAAACCTGTCACCATACGCATCGAAACGCCGTCCATACGCTCTCTTGCAGTTTCCTGCATGTTCTTTGGCAGCTCAAGATCGGCAGTTGCCATCGTGACTGCATCTGGAACAAACGCAAGGTTCTTACGGTAAACGCTGGAAGCAAGCGTCAGTGGGATGATCGCTGCGCCGTTTGCAGGAGAAGCATCAACCGTCTGATACTGAACCGTTGAACCACCAGATGGTGGAACGATTGCAGGATAAATAGAGATTGATGTTGCGCCCGCAGCGGCGGCTGCCGTTACAACGAACTGCTGTAACTGACCCGTTGACACTTTGGTGATGCGGTTGACTGCGTTTACGCCAGCAAACGTGATGATGTCGCCTTGTGCAAGCGGGCCACCAAGAGCGTTTGTCGTGATCGTCGTGCCGGTCTGACCGCCGCCAGAAACCGTCAACGTGCCAGTGTATGCGCCGGTCGTGTGCTTGATAACCGTCTGGTCTTCGAACCAGTCGAAGCCAATCGCGTTATAAACTTCACCCTTGCGATACTGCTCAGAGATCTCTGTCGCAGGGTTCAACAGGCCAGAAAGGTTCTGGACCGTGCGGGCCATGGTGACAGGATCAAGAATGAACTTGCGGGAGTCAGTTGGAGCCGAGCGCAAGCTCAACAGTGCTTTCGCATTCAAGAATGTTTCCAGCGTAGGCTTCAGCAAGTTACCAGCGGAGTCGAAGTTGCCGACGAGGTTGGACACGCCGCCTTCAACACCTGACATCACGTCTGCAGCGACAGCGCCGACGAGGTTGTTTACAGCTGGCGCAAGAATTCGCTTAGAATAGTCGTCCAAGCTCATCGTGCGTTCAACGCTGTTAAACGATACGTCAACGCCTTTTTGGGTGGCGAGGGTCAGCGTGGTGCTGGTTTCCGCCGTATCTTGGATCTGCGCTACAGGGCCCGAACGAACCGTGTAATCGTTAGGCAGACGGATGCGGAGGCTCTGACCGATTTTCGCGCCGGTCACAGCAAACTGGTCATCATACTGCGTATCGATGTGCTGCAGGAAGGAGTTGGTGTTTACCCAGAGGCGCACGGCCTCATGGGTAATCATGTTAATTGTTAAAATTGTATTTGACATCTCTAAGTCCTCTGGGTTACGCGCTCACGGCGCAGTTGTATTGTCAAAATACAAAGGGAGTCCTTTGTTCATCTGACGGAGCCTGCGACCGTCTCTTGACAGGCAACCCAGATCGCTTACCCTGCGATCAGCAAGGGGAGGACGTTTAAGGTGTCCTCGCCTACCTTTTGCGACGAGCTATAGCTTGCTCATTGCGAAGTCTTACCCATTCTTCCATTGAAATGTTCGGGTCGTCAAGTGTTGCCGGGGCACTTCCAATCCCTTGAACCTTCGGAGAAATCGGGGGTGGAGCCGATGTTACTCTTTTGGGTGCCGTGACTGCTGATGCGAGCTTAGCAACTGCCACAGCCTGTCTGGCGGTTGGCAGGAGTGCAATTCGGGCAGCTTCGTCAGGATTTTTAGCCAGATGGTAGAGGACTTCGTGTGGGTTTCCGGTTTCAATCGCGGCTTCTGTAAGCGAAGTCGGAATGCCACCAAGGATTTGAGCCATATTGTTAAGCTGTGGAGCCCAATCGCCATACTTCGCAAGCCCCTCATTCCAGATTTTATCAGTTGTAGACTTCCATTCATTTTGCTTCGCCAGTTCTTGAGCCTGACGGTAAATTTCCATCTGGACTGCTTTCGGGTCAATCGCCCCGGAAGGTGTGTCATATTGCTGCGGCGCATATTGCGGAGTCTCCATCGACGCAAGACGTTCTTCAAGCTCACGCTTTTGGCGGGTCAACTGCCCAATGCGGTCTAAAAGTCCCTGCGGCGGCTTGTTTTCAGTTTCAAGTGTGACAGGAGCCTCTTGCGGGGCCTCGGCAACTGGGGCCTCAACGGGCGCTTCAACTGGAGCAGCTACCGGGGCCTCGATAGGTGCCGCCCCCGCCTCGCCTTCGGCCTGACGGTTTATGGTGTTGTAAAATGTTTTCATGTTAGGCTCCTTTACCTTTCTTCATTTGTAAGACGCCCTCACGCCCTCGACGTAACGTCGCATCCTTGATTAAAGCATCATGTATCTCATCTTTTAACACATCATCCATATTTGTAGTTAATAATTGTGCAAGTGTGGCTCTTGCGGCATCAAGATAAAGTGGCCAGCAAGACGACACGTAGGCTTTAAGATCCCGATGCTCTTCGTAAAATTCGTTGCTTCGTGAGGCCCAGCTTTCGTAAACCTCCTCTGCCATTTTCTTGGCAGTTTCCGCAACCATTTTATGCGCATGTGCCCCTTTACCGGGGAGTTTTACAAGTGGCTCTCTCATCTTGGCTCCTTAATACGGCAATAACACATTCACGTCTCGAGATACATCATCATTTCCGCTATAAACATACTCATTTCTTAGCCGAACCCCCTCCGGCATATAGTCATAATAAGCGCCCTGCATAAACGGCCCAAGGCGTGTTTGCGGATCTGTGTAAGAATTCCAGATAAATTTAGGCATGTCATACCAAGCTGGCCATTCTTGGTTTGGCGGGCGCAAAGCATTTTGTTGTCGATAATCTTCAAACGATTGCCCAGACAACGGATGCTCTTGGTATTCCTTTTTCTGCATTTCATAACCGTGGCGCATATACGCCAAGTCTTCGGGTGTAAATCTTTGGTTTGTGATGTCGTAGTTTTGACCAAGAGTTGATGCCACCAACTGACGCAAATTTACCGGATATAAAGCATTCAACATGCTTTCTTCCGGCGTCTGCGTTTGATACAGAGCATTCGCCTCTGGATCTCCAATTGACGGCATAAACTCAAGGCTAAACTGATCCATCTTATCGCCCGTATTTCTCGTAATATTGCTGCGTCCTGCGGCCACGCTCGGCTTCATTCTGTCCCAAAAGCGCGTCAATTGCTCTTGTGACGTAATAGTTTAAGTTGCCTTCCCATTGATCGCCTTGGGTTGAGGCAGTTTGCTGTGGAGTAGCGGCTTTTTGTCCACCTTTTCGTTGCGCAGTTTGTTTTGGACGCACCTTGCTAGAACTTTCTGTGCGTTTTGGTTCTGTAAATTGTCCAGTTCTTTCCGCTCCCGGAGCCATCGGTGCGAGAGGATATTGACTTGCAAACGAGCCTTGTCCCATACCTTGCGGAATACCACGCCCAAATCCACGCATGTCAACATTTCCGACATTCATATCTGGAAGGGTGTAGCGATTTGGTTCTCTTTGTCGCCAATCCTCAGAAAGTATAGGCATCATTCCTAATGTGCCCATACCAGCTCCGGGAATTGCGGCCCCAGCGGCCCGACTGAGCATTGAACGATCAGCCCCGCCATAGCCCGGACGGAATTCCCCTTCAACTGGCGGCGCACCTTCATACACAGGCGTGTATTCAAGGCTTCCACGCCCCGCAGGACCCCTCAGCACATTCCCGGTCACATCTCTAAACTCACCATACGCTCCATTTGGTGCTTGGTATTCGCCGCGAGGAAAACGATCTGCCTCTGAGCCAACATAGCGGTAGGAAGGAACTTGGCCCCCTTGGCGAGCTGGAAGACCTCCGGGTGGAATTCCGGCAGTTTCTGTCTGTGTCATAACAGGCATCGTCGAACCCCTTGGGGCTAACGTGCCGAAACGAGGCGGCTCACCCGGAATTCCTTCTGGCACAAAGTCCATGTTGGAATACCGATACATTTCATTTCCGGGCCTACCATATGTCATGCCATACGTGTTGGACTGAAATCTATTCATGTCCCTCGGCACAGCATTCGGCCAATAAGGAGCGCCCATTTCAATCGGCCCACCCGGAGGCGAAGGGGCTCGACCTCTTGGTGTAAAGCCTAACTCCCCGCCATAATTCGACCTACGGTAAATGTCTTCACCCGGAATACCATGAGTGAAATAATACTGGTTTGCCTCAAATCTGTTCATGCCTCTTGGCACGTCAAAACCAGCATTAATCGTTGGCCCTTCAGCGCCCGGACCACGCCCTCTTGAAGCCTTCGGCGTAAAACTTAATTCTGGACTTCTAAAAATCCCTTCCGGCGTCTCACCACCCCCGGCCATTTCCATCGCACCACGGGGCCGCGAAAGAGGAGACATTGCAGTTCGTCCATAAGGAGCCATACCTCCAGCTGCGCCAAGACCAAGACCCAGCATGTAAGGATCTTCTTGTTCTTGCGCTGTAACTTGCCCACGACCAAATTCTTCTGGATGTTTTGCGCGGAGTTCTTGAAGACGTTTGATTTCAGCCTTTGTTTGTGCTTGTTTTGCCTTGAACTTTGTGCCGACAGGAGTGCCCATGTCTGCGCCGCTCAATTCCTCGCCAATAGCGCCCAACGTGCCATAGATCCGCTGTAACGGACCGATGTCGCCAAGATAAGGATTTTCCTGCCCAGCTAAAAAGGCTTCCTCTTGTGAAGTGCGCTTCGCCATCTCAAATCCCCTTAAACCACAATTGTAACAATGCACGAAAGAACAAGCACAATCAAATGTTCTTTCTTGATTTCTTTGAGCTTTTCCAAGCGCACAGATGCTGGAACACGTTGCTTAAAACGCTGCAGCATCTTTTTTGTGCGCTTGAATGCCATTTAGACTCTCCGTGTAATTCTTGCCATCGTCCCCGGCATTTCCGGGTGCGGTCCGTAAACGTGGCCATCTGGGCCCCTAAAAGCCCCTTCCGGCATTTCATGGTCTTCAAGGGGTAAGGACATTTGCTCCTGACGCTCCTCGGCGTATTCCGCCCCCGGAGTTGACCCTTGCTCCTTGTGACCTTCGTATGTATCGCTGATCGGAACGTCTTCGCTTTCCCGAACAACATCGTCTTGCAATTTGGCCAATTGTAACGCAGAAAGCCCTTGTTTGCCAACCACGTCGATACGTTTTGTGATCGCGTCGTAGACATCGACTTCGCGTTTTTCGAGCCGCGCTTGGGTCTTGCCTTTTTCCTTCGCCAACTCGTCCATCGTGGCTTTGAGTGCGGTTTGCAATTGCTGCACTTGTTGAGCCAACATTTGCTCGTTTTGTGTTGGTCCCTGACCCAAGGCTTGTGGCGGAACCATACGCTTCAGCCTCTCGGCTGCTTCCTCTGCCATCGGGAAGTCGCCAGCACGGAACATGATGTCACCAATGATATTGGTGAGAGCAGGGGCTTGCGTGAGGATAAGCGTGAGGGCATTAAACGCCTCCTCACGTCTTGTGGCATACCCGGGGCCAACGTCAGCTTGAACTTCATACTTGCCAATCGCAGGGTTCAACAATCTAGCAATCACTTCATTGTTCTCATTGAGTTCAAGCATGTGCGCCTGTTGGAGTTGTGGATCGAGTTTGACCTCTAAACTTTCCCCATTCTCTGCCAAGATCATCACAATTCTATTCGTGTCATACAATTTCGGCACAAGGTCCAGAACGATCTTGCCCACCTGCCTAATCGCAATCGCAAGGTTATCAATGAAATGGTAAGTAGCACGATCACCTTGACGCTGGCGTTCAGCAATCGCCTTTCCAGTGCGTTCATTCCCTTGTTGCCCCATCTGGTTTTCGTATTGCCCGGAAACCATCTGCATTTCCATCGCAGCGACTTCCATTCCCTTCAAGGCAACAGGCGAAGGAACAGGAGGCTCAACACGGGCAGGAGGGGGCAAAGGTTTGCCATCATCACCCACAGATTTATACGGCAGATAGGCATGGTTTTGGCGGTTCGCCGTTGCCCAGTATTCTTCAAAGCCTTCTACCGTTTCAACACCCACAATCCATGGGGTCTTGCTTTGCAAGGCACCATACTCAACTGCAGATGAGGCCCAGTAGTTATACATCCTCTGTGGATCTTTCATGGCCCGTGTATGGCCTTTACGATCCATTCTTCCTTCAATAATGACTTCCTCACCGATCACTGGAATGATCGGAATGGTATTGCCGATCCAGTCCTTTTCTTCACTCTCAACAATATGCGTCCCGATGATGAAATGGTAATGGATGACTCGACGTTGAACCGAACGCTTTCTTGTCAACGGATCGTCGAAATATTTACTATTCTTATCGAACTTTCTTAAATCTGAAGCCATAATTGTAACAGGCTGACCATCCGGCCCGTCAAACATCAGCAATTCATCATTGACATCTTCCGCCTCAAAATATTCCGCCACCCGCACATGGTCGTCATCTCGCCAGCCACGATCACCAACAAGACCTTCGGTTCCCATATATTTGACGTATTGAGGATATTTCTTCTCAAAAACATCTTTCGGCATGTCTTCAAAGATGAATGCGAAGCGCATGTCCTCTTTGGCCGGGGCCCTGGCATCTGGATCAATGTAGACCGTCATAGGATCTGGGATCGACGTGATGTAAATGTCTTGGTCAAAGGAGTCCTCTGACACATAGTCTGTGATGACTCGCAGATACCCAATGCCTGACGTGACTTGGAAAGTCGTGGCTACATCGTAATGCGCCGCAGCATTGCTTTGATATTCAATATGCCGTGCAATACCGTCCCAAATTCTTGCCGCTTCAGCCGTCGCGCCATTTCCCGCCGCTCTATACTTAATCCCCGGCTTATTCATCTTAGCATCGTTTATGATGTTGAGATTATGCTGCCGAGTCTTATTGATGGTCAGGGCTGGCCTTTCATCCCTCTGCCTATCGTTCCACATGCGTGTCGGCCATTGGTATTTGTTGTCTGCATCAGCATTCGCAAACTTCAAATCATCCAAAAACAAACGCCTTGCATAACTTTCCCAATCCTCACAGCGGCGAAAGCGGTCCTGCGCTCTGCGAAAGATTTTCTGGAACTTTTCGAGGTTTTCATTTGTAGGTTCTGACATTTCTTACCCCAACCAGCCAAGGCTTTCGCCAAATTCCTGCACCCTACCCATAAGTCCGTGCTTTTTAAGCGCGCTCGCTACGTGTTTATGTTTTGACACTTCTCCACCCTGCGAGGCAATAGCCATATATCGAAAAGCATCAGCGGCATGTGATGACCAATCATGCACAGGTTCTGACGACAAAACTTCTGTCACTGGGTTTTCTTCATAGTGATAATGGCGAAGAGCATGAAGAAGTTCTTTCTCACATCTTGCGGCATCAAACCAGCAAGTGGGGAATATGCTCCTTGCAGCGACAATGCCGTCGAACTTAGAAAGGCGCGGGACAATCCTGACCCTAAAACCCGCATCTCGCATTTGTTCTTCGATGGACTTTTTTGATCCGAGCGTTTTAGCTCTCGCATCGTGGGGCAACCAACAAGTGCCGTATTCATAAAGCTCGCCGTTCCCGCTTCTGCGCGTCCGTAGGACATGAATGTAATGGTCAAGGCCTTTCAGACGGTTCTGATAATAATCCACGACCCGTCTCTGCATTCCTACATATTGTTCAAAAATGATAGCTGTATGGTCACTCCGGCCCAAGTCCCAATACAAATTGACAGTAGAAGAAGAATGATGTGGAACATGCGTGATCCGACCTTCTTCTGCACAATCTCGGAGTTCTTCGGCATAAACTGCCCCTTCCAATGATTTCCGGCATTCCCCTTCCCAAACATGCAGATAAGCATCACGGTCTTTGGCTTTAAGATCGAGCATCTCTTGCTTTAGCACTTGGGGAAACCAAGGATTATCTCGCCAAGAAATCTTCTGCACTATCGCATTTTTAGGAGGAGATAGAACAAAACGCTGGTAAGTATCATCGGACTCAAGCTCAGGGTTAAACGAAACCCAGATTTCAGAGCCCTCCTTACGTATCGTCGGTATGAGGACTTCCCACGAGTTCTTCGTGACCTTATTCGCCTCCTCAACCCAGCATATGTCCACACCTTCATATGACTTAATCTTCGTGACATTGTTGCGAATTCCTTCGAAAGAAAACTCGCTCCCTGTCGATGGGCAGAAAATTCTCGCTTGTTCAATTTGGTAATATGGCAAAAGCCCAAGAGACTCGATCTGATCGCTCAGAATTTTATGCACAGAGTCCCGAATGGAGTTCTGCAATTCACGGGCACACAATATTCTAAGTTCCCGCTTTGCGGCCAGCACTACCAGCGCCCTCGCCATACCCCAAGACTTCGACCCTCCTCTCCCACCATACAAAACCCGATACCTCACAGGCAAATCATTGACCTTTGGCCAGAAGAGACATTGCAGTTTCTCTGGCCATTCAACAATCTTCGCCTGCGAGGCATTTTGTGTGGTTAGGTCCATTCTATATTCAATCCAAAATGGGGCTAACTATTTCTTTTTCTTGTTATACGCGGCGAGGGCTTTTTTATCCATCGCCATGTCTTTTTTCGAGCCTTCTTTCACGCCTTTTGTGGCGAGTTTCTTGTCCATTTTCTTGTCCATAGGGGATTTCTCCCACTCTTTCATGGACATCTTTTTTGAAGGAGCCTTTGCCATTACTTTCCACCCAGTTTTTTAGAGGTTTTCATGCCATACATTGCTGACTCTTTTTTGTCAGAGGCAAGCTGCTTGTCTTTCGTCGCCATTTCTTTGGCTTCGGAACGCTTGGCCGTCTTCATCTCAGCCTTGTTCATAGCTGAAGACTTCGTAAGTTTCTTCATATCGTGGTGATCGCCCATACGATGGCAACCTTCGCCTTCATGCTGAGATTTGAAGTAAGCAGCGCCGCCTGTGCCTGACATATTGTCCATTTTTCAGTCCTCACTTTATAAACCTGTCCCAAACCTTAAACCCGATCTGCATGGACAGGTATGTGCAGCCGAGAATTGGTGCGAAAACCGCCGCCACGTCCGACACCGGTTGAATTGATTGTAACCACAGAGGTGATGAAATCATGCTTGCCGCTACTAACGCCCCTGCTTTTTCGCTTGGTGTTGAAAAGAGGATGTTCAAAAATTCATGGAAAGAGTCGTGTAGTGTCATTTTATCCATCCGCATTTCAAGGCCACGCCGACCGCATTGTGTTCCCTAATCTGCGCGATTGTAGGCGCAGTATCATGTCTTGAATAGTAAATAGCTCTCGCAGCCTGACAAAAAGACGCTTTGTCAGTCTCGGATGAAAGGGTCGTTGACTGGCAGGCTGTCAGGGTGCTTAGCAACATCAGCCCGAACAGCCTCCCGTGCAGCAATCGCAATTTGAACATCATGGATTTGCCCTTTCAAATCATCCAATTGCTGCTGTGCCTTACCTGACTGCACAAGTTGTTGATCGTGCAGCCAATTAAAAGCACTTACCGCAGCACTCATTAATCCACTTAAAAAGGAAATGAGTGCTGAAATAAGCGTTGCGCTCATTTCGCCACGCCTGTCGTGCCGCCATCTTTCGCAGCAATCAAGCCCAGCGCTGAAAGGATCATCGCAATCTGCGAACCGCTATCTGAAGGGATTGCAAGACCCGGAACATTAATCCCAGCGTAATGCAAGCCAACAAGGATCGCCAGCAACACACCAGAAGCCGTTGTGCGCCAGTTATTTACAAAGTAGTTTTGAATAAACGTGCTCATCTATGTCTCCTATTTGTTGTAACACCGTGTAAATGTGCTTGTAATTTTCTTACAAAGCACTTGCTTTTTGGCTTCACCGTTATTCGTGAAACCATCTCCTTCTATCTGCGAACACCCTGTCAAAAAACCCAATGTCGCACATAAAAGCACTATCCAACTCGTCGCTGCAAATGTGTATAAGCGCAGATCTCTCTCCATCACTTAACCTCATTTGCTCTTTTCAGAGCATATTGAAAAGCCCGAGCATATCCCGCGATTAATTTCGCTTTGTCCTGTCCATTTATAATTCTTCTTGCGCCCACATAATCACATTTCCCGTCAAAAATGTAATCAGAGAGCTTTTTTCCTGTAAACATGCCTTTCACCATCCCTTGAAAAGCAGCTTGCAGGGCTATCGGCCATGTCATCAAATCTCCGGGCTTTTTCGCCCCAAATTTCATTGCGTTTACTTTCCACGTCACTTGGACCAAGCCTTCACCCACCCATGGCCAGTAAGGTTTTGATTGTAAGTATTTTGCGCTTCCCATCTCCCTCACAGGCTGCATCTTAAAACCTGTTTCCCGAACAATGGTCGCCAAAATATACGCCAACTGATCGTCCGTCACGCCTTTATAATTACTATCTCGATAGTCTAAAATCTTCGTAATTCCTTCAACCTGCGATGTTGAGAGTTTCCCCCCAAACACCGCATGTCTAATTCTGTCGAAGAAATACGCTCTATTCATTTACTTACCTTTTAGTAAAGCACTGAGCCTTCCTGCATCGCCAACACAACGACATCGTAATCGCAAGTCGCGCCACTATGCCCACCTGCCGTTGGATCAAATCCTCCGATATTGGTGAACACGCAGAACTTTCCTGTTTCCGAGAAAACATGCCATGTTTGGGCGACATCTCGGATGTAGTCCGGGGCAGTTCCACCTACAACTTGCTGAATAGCGTGAGGTCCGAAGTTCAAATATAAAAAGTCTGATGCGATAAATAATTGCGCACCAGCAGTTCCCGTGTCCCATTCATATTTGCACTTCGCCATCGGGACAGTTTTATGGCAAACGCCATTCGAGATCGCCTCAAAGTCCTGCTCATTATATCCGTAGAGTCCCGTAGCAAAACCTGTTGATGGAAAATTGATGCAATAAGGAGTCAACAGAGGCGGGTTCCAGTGACCAACTGGACGAATGATTTCAGTTGAAGGTTGACCAAGATCGTCCACCGTCAAACCTGAGCCAAAAATCGCTGTAGGTGTGCCCATGTAATAAACGTCATTTAACGCACCATCCATCTCCAAACCAATTTGAAGTAATGTTGAAGATGTAGATACCCGCGCTGTAACCGTTACAAATTCAAACCCACCATAAACTGGATCAGAATACGCAGCTCCAACGGTTGAGTTTGAATAAACAATTCCACTTACACCGTCATTGATAAAAAGGCGGGCAGTTCCAGCTCCACTCTGCACTCTTTGCTTAATCAATGCACCAAACGTAATTAAACGCCCTTGATACCGACCAATTCGCCCCGGAGGGCAAGTCCAATACACCACCTCCGCTGAAGCCGAGCCTTTACGTGAACCGAGTGTTCGAATTGTTCCGGGGCAATTATTCGATGGCCAATCATCAGCCCAATTTGTCAGAGTAGGCGAGCGTTTCCATCCATCAAAACACTGTCCTGACCCCGAAGGAAGCACAGTTCCAATCGGCGTAATTGTGAAAGTTCCTGCCGAGGAAGGGCAAACGCTGCCAAAATGCCCAACTACATCAAATTCCGTATTTGCAACGAGATACGGCACACGGTTTGTGCATAAAAATGCAGTAGTTGTAGGACGCCCTCGACCAGAATATCCCCAAAATGAAAGATTATCACAAAAAACTATATCACCTACTCGCATCTCCTGTGTATTCGTCGTAGACAATCGTGGCTGATTATTATTTACATATGAACTTGAAAGTGTAGCGGTTACAGCTGTCTGCGGGCCTGTCCCATTTTCCTTCATCTTAGTTGGAAGGGGATTTGTCAGATACGGCATATTCGACGCAAGCTGCCATTGACAATTTGGCAAGAAATTCTGCGAACGAATAAACGGAGGCGTATAAGTCATTAGATCACCCACCAAGTTGTGCCGTCAGATTGAACCGTAAGCGACTGATACTGAATAAATATCATTTGCGCCGTCTGTCCGTCGATCAAACTTGCACTTGAAATCGTTACGGCATTTGCAGTTGCATCAATCTTTTTAATCGGCAAAATTAAACCCGTATTCCCGGATGCAGTTGGCAACGTCACAGTGATCGCCCCTCCAGCCGCATTACAAAGCACCGTCCCATTTGCACTTGTAAGCGTAGTGCCAGTTGTGATTGTTGTAATTGGCGAGGTATTGTTTAGAAGCTGCGTCCAAGTCATAGCGTTACTACCGCCGCCCTGACTTGTCAGCACATATCCCGCCGAGCCTGCCGTTGTAGGAAGATTAAAGTTATACGTTCCCGCAGCCGCCGCAGGGTTAATCGACACCCCTCCACTTGAAGTTCCGTAAAGTGTCAACCCTGTAGAAGCAATCTGTGCAGCTTTTACAGGCGTTGATCCTCCAGTATAAAACGCATGATGTCCATCACCAGCGTTGTAAAGGAGTTCACCAGTAGCAACACCAACGCCATAAATAACTCCACCTAGACTATAAAACTGAATTTTATTTGGAAATGCAGCAGTTCCTACGGCATTCGTAAACTGAATTTCACCAGTAGGATTTAATCTAAATGCTTCCGTATTATTGCCAAGGAAGATAAGCGGATTATTTGAAGTCGAACCGAGCCACAGTCCTCCTTGATATGCGTAAAACGCACCAGTTTCTCCATGAGCATTACCCGCAATCAGCCCCGCATAAGATGTAGAGGAAGAATTTGCGTTATAAGCACGAATTACTGAGCCAATAGTCGAAGAATTACTTTGGACATCTAACTGAAAAGACGGGCCAGATGTGCCAATTCCAAGTCGATTGTTCGTATCATCCCAATAAAAATTTGCATTATCTTGCGCTAAAGATCCTGCTCCAGCAAAAATTACAGATCCTTGAGTAAATGATCCAAAATTATTCGTGTTGATAGCTTGCTGCCAAACATTAGTTGCAACTGCCACATAAAAACTGGTTATTAAAGTTGGCTGTAAAATGCCAATTACCCCCGGCAACCCATTAACCGTCGAACCACCATCTGCAAAAACTCTTATGTCATACGCAGAATTATTAACAACGACTAAAACTGTGCCCGGAATAGCTTGAGGAAGAACTAGTCCAGCCCCCGACACAGATGCGTAAGCAACATTAGTAATAGCATTCGTTACTTTAACAGAATTAAGAGCCGTGCCACCGGGAGTTGCTGAAACCGCAACTGACGTAGACCACTGCGGGTTCGCAATTCTATTGTTTAATTGATTGCCATCGGTTAAACGATAGCCGGGGGCAAACGGATCTGGAGTTGTCATTCTACAATCCTTTTAATCGCGCAAAGCCTACCACATTATTTTCGGCTTGACACCTATTCCACAACACTTTCTGCCTCTTTAATGGGGCTAATTGAGTCCTCAAACAATTTAGCATTTCCTTGCAAGCGCAAATTGTCAGGTGCAAAAACAAGGGCTTCTTGGACATGATGCAGAGCTTCCCGCTTCAATCCCAAATGCCACGCCCCGATACTCGCTAAATCATGCGGTAAAGCTCCCCAGCTTTCCGGTTCACAGGTATAAACGTGTTCTCTTTGGGTAATTTGAAGCGCACGAAGGGCTGCGGCATAACAATCCGCCCAGCGCCCTTGAGCATGGAACATATTTGCCAGCGCCATCCAAGGTTCCCGGGTAAACGGCGCTTCCGCAGCCGCCCGATGATACGCCCCCTCTGCCACCTCTATCAGCCCCTTTGCCTCATAACATTTTCCCATCACCCGCAAAGCATAGCAGCGTTCATGGTGCCAAACAGCATTCGGCATCTCCAAATATCTTTGAAGCTCCACAATACTTTCATCAAAACGTCCGTAAAAATACAACTCCCTCGCGTAATAAAACGCATTTCTCGCACAATAAGGGTCTTCTTTTACCGAAAGGGCTAAAAGATCAAAATAATGTCCTCTACTTTTTGAATTATCTGCGTAATGGCTGACGAGTAATTTGTCAGAATTAACGTATTTTTCTGACACTCTCGCATCAAGCCTTGGGTATTCATGGCACGGGTGGTGCCAGAAATATCCTTTTCTTGAATGAATTTTTTCCGCATTAAAAACTAAGCCGCTTCCCCAATCAAACAGATACCGCATTCTTGTCGCATCTGGTTCCCAAACTCTTTCAACTTCCTCTCTCCATCCGGGTTCCAGCACTTCATCTAAGTCCAAACTTATACAAACATCAAAATCCCCCGGAACAAGCGCCAGCGCTGCATTCCTCGCATGGTCAAAACGCCAAGGAGATATACAAATGTTATAAACCACCGCTCCAGCCTTTTGAGCCAAAGCGACAGTTTCGTCCGTCGATCCTGTATCAGCGATTAAAACTAAATCCGCATCCTCTGCAGATCGGCAAAACCGCTCCATAAATTGTTCTTCATTTTTGCTGATCGCGTAAACGCAGATTTTCAATGACCTTGCCATAGATTGCCCCTCTCTATGCCAGGATTTTATTACGAAGGCTGAATTTCTGATGCCATCTGCGGTTCTTGCATTGCCGAAAGTTGGCGTTCAGCCTGCATCCTCATCAAAGGCACAATTTCAGATACCTGCGCAAAAGGTAAATTACCAACCCCCTGCATAACCACATTCCATTGAGCTACAGTCAACTCAATGCTAACTTTTACATGCTCCATTTTCGGCTCCTATTAAATTACTAACTCCCATGGTAAAGGTTTGTTTACTACAGGAGGGTTGACAACATCTGCAAGTTTTTGGTCAAGCGTGGAATTAAGTGCAGAAATCTTATCCGCACCTAACGCCTCCTCTAACCATCCCTCAATAATTGCAGGAGTTAAGTCAGAAAAAGATGTAAATTTTTCGGAAAGATTTAATTCGATATTTTCTGCCCCATAAATATCTGTTGTATTCGTTCCATCCGTAACTTGCCGTCTCCAATGCACTAGACGAACTACATCCGTCAAGTCCCCAACAGCCGGATTTGTCTCAACACCAGAAATTAACCAAGAATAAGTATTCGCCATATCTCGCCCCTTAACCGCCCAGACTTATTGCGTAAGCGGTAATCGTATATGTGCCCGAGCCCATTGCCACCTTATAAGTCGAAGATCCTTGTGAATATGTTCTTGTTGCCGGAGATCCTGCAGCCACAATAGAGCTTACTGTCACCATCGCACCATTCGCAAGACCGCCGAGAACAATGTCAAAAAACCTATTCGTGCCATCCGATCCGAACACCAAAATAAACGAGGCATAGATACTTGGCGTTAAAAATGCAGTAGCGGTTGTTGAAACACCAGTCGTCACTTGACTTTGGTGTGTTGCATTATAACCAGTCGTCGAACTACCACCTATAATTCCGATAGCATTGTAAGTTGTGGCATTTGTCGTGCCGCAATAAATATTCATTTTTGAAGAATTAATTTGGCTAGTTGTGTTTAGATAGAAATTTGTTGAAGAGTCTATTGTTGCAAGAGGAACCGGAGCTGCAGATCCTCCTGAATAAAATACATGATTTCCAGAGCCACTATTATAAGTTAATTGCCCTGTATAAATACCAAACCCAAACAATGCCGATGTGCTTCCATTATAAAGCACAATCTGGTTGGGAATGCCTGCAGTTCCCGCAATAGAATTAGCGAATGTTAAATATGTAGGGGTAGAATAAGTAGAAGTGCCGATACCAACATTAGTGCCATTTGAATAAATATTACTGATAGATGTGAAAGCAGATGTACTGCTTGCGTAAGGAATTGCACCAGATGTTAAAGCAGCAAGGCCCGTTCCGCCATTTCCAACCGGAAGTGTGCCGGTAACACCTGCAGTCAGACTAATCTGGTTCCAAGATGTAACCCCAGAGCCATTTGTTGTAAGCGCGTAATTATTCGTGCCGTTTGTTGCAGGTAATTGGAAAACCGTTCCCGTTCCTGCCGCAGCCGCAGTTTGAACTATACAAGTGCCACTCGTCACGCCTGACAGGGTTAAGGTTCCTGCAGTTGTTCCTGCGATACCAAGTGTCGGAGTTGCGGAGGCTGTAACCGTATTCGCAGTTCCTGAGAACAAAAGCGTTCCAGCTGCCGTTGTAGACGGGAAAGTTGCTGTCGTCCAAGAAGGAGCGCCATTTGAACCAGACTGTAACCGCTGCCCTGCCGTAGCCGTTCCAGAAAGTATTGCCGCTGCACTTGCTGTCGAGTAGAAAATACCACCATTTGATGCAGTTAATCCTGCATTTGTGCCGCCTGCACTTAACGGCACGTATTGATATTCACCAACAACCGTTCCGTTTTGATAAAGCATGTAGCCAGTTGTTCCACTGGCAATTGTCGTCGTGCCGACTGTGATCGTGCTTGGACCTGACGCTCCGGTTGGCCCTGTAGCGCCTGTCGGACCTGTTACCGTTGAGGCAGCGCCGGTTGCACCTGTCGGACCGGTTGCACCGGTAGGACCAATTGGACCTGTAACCGTAGAAGCGGCACCCGTGGCACCCGTTGGGCCAGTAGGGCCTGTCACAGTCGAGGCTGCACCTGTCGCACCAGTAGGACCTGTGGGACCAGTAGGCCCAGTAACTGTAGACGCTGCACCTGTCGCGCCTGTTGGCCCCGTAGGTCCAGTTACAGTAGACGCAGCTCCGGTAGCTCCAGTTGGTCCCGTAGGTCCAGTCGCTCCGGTCGGACCAGTTACAGTTGAAGCTGCACCCGTTGCACCCGTAGGTCCAGTTGGACCCGTAACAGTTGAAGCTGCACCCGTTGGGCCTGTCGGACCAACATTGCCTTGCGGACCGGTAGCACCTGTTGGGCCAACATTGCCTTGCGGACCTGTCGGACCAGTTACAGTCGAAGCTGCTCCTGTCGCTCCGGTAGGGCCAGTTGGCCCAGTTGCTCCAGTAGCGCCTGTGCTTCCAGTTGGTCCTGTCGGTCCAAGCTGTGTATACATAACCTGCTGCGCCGTCACGATAACGCTTGGGGTTGCAGGAACAGTAGGGGATGTTTGTGAAGCAAAAGCCGCAATTGATATGGCCGTATTACTAACCGCCCACATCAGCTGAACATAATCACCAGCATTTAATTTCAGAACGTAATTAATGGCTCCAATAAGCTCGCCATTAACTCCACCCTGTCTATAAGGTATCCAATAAATGCTATTGGTCTGCGCTACATCAGAGCCATTAACCCTAATCCACACGTCAACATTATCATTACCAGTTGTCGCAGTATTCTGAAACTGAATAGAATATTGAATATTATACACACCAGCATTCGCAAAAGTAATTCTATTCCCAGATACAATGCTAACGCCGCTGCTATTTGGATCTGTGTTTCCAATATTTACCGTATAAGACGCTGTCGTGCTTGCAGCCGTCTGGTTTGTGGTGTCGTAAAACGACCCCCAATACCCAAGCGTTCCACCTGCACCAGTTGCTCCTGTAGGCCCAGTTGGTCCTGTAACTGACGGCCCAGTAGCTCCCGTAGGACCTGTCGGCCCAGTAGGTCCGGTTACTGTTGAAGCTGCGCCAGTTGGCCCAGTAGTACCAGTTGGTCCGGTAGGACCTGTTACTGTTGAAGCTGCACCAGTAGGTCCTGTAGGTCCAGTTGGACCTGTCGCCCCTGCCGGTCCGGGGGCTCCATTCAAATTCACAGTCCAACTTGCGAACGTGCCTGTTCCGGTAATAGCTGTGACATTCACAACCATCGCACCGGTTCCAGAATTATATGACGTAATCGAACCAACCATATAATGCGAAGCATCATTTGCAATCAAAACTTGCTGCGCAATCGTATAAGCCAGCCCAGTTCCCACCGTCAGCGATTGAGTGCCGGTAGCAATCGTCAAAGATGTAGTGCTGGTTGTTGGATAAAGACTACCCTGAGATCCAGTAGGTCCTGTTGGACCAGTAGGTCCTGTAACAGAAGCTCCGGTAGCACCGGTCGGCCCAGTAGGCCCTGTCGGGCCCGTAACTGTCGAAGCAGCGCCTGTTGGGCCAGTTGGACCGGTCGGCCCTTGCGTCAACGATCCGTTATCAACCCACTGCGTTCCATTCCAGATCCACAAGTGATCCAGATCCACAGTCACATACGCATCACCAACTGCGCCAGTATAACTATAAGGATACCCCGGAAGACTCGTCGCAGTTGAAACTGTGCCTTTGTATGTAATGCCCGGACCTGTCGGGCCGGTTGCACCAGTTGCTCCCGTCGGTCCAGTAACCGCTGGACCTGTAGGGCCTGTAGCGCCAGTATTACCAGTATTTCCCTGCAAACCTTGCGGCCCAGTTGGTCCCGTCGCGCCAACTGAGCCTGTAGGTCCAACACTTCCAGTTGCTCCAGTCGCACCTGTGGCTCCGGTAGCTCCCGTAGCGCCTGTGGCTCCAGTTGCGCCGGTAGGTCCTGTCGGCCCGCCAGATGGTCCTGTAGGTCCTGTAGGCCCTGCTGGCCCAGCAATATCAAATGTTCCAGTAAACGGGTTAAAGGCCCAATTTGTCATCTTAACTCCGCGTTACTGAAATCAGATTATTTGAGCCATCATACGCAAGGGTAAGCGTAACCATCAAAGTTCCGCTAGCCCCGCCTTGATAATATCGAACAGTCGTCAAATTCGACCCAGTGTAACCTAAAGCAATGTAATCGTAATTTGAAGGCGCGAGGGGCTGAAATGCCAGCACCGCATTCGCATAAGTCCCATCCCGCAAAGGCACAAGTTTGCTATCAACACCATGGAGATAGTCGTTAAACTTCGCATCTGCTGTAGGATAAGCCATTGAAAATTTCCTAAAAGGTGAAGGGGGCTAGGCCCCCTTCATGCAGGCGAACTTAATTGTATGCCCAAGCATAGGTCGTAGCGCCGCCCGTGTTCGTGCAGACCACAACGCGAGTAACTGCACCCGTAGCACTTACAGCCGAACCATACGTGCCCGTGGCATAAGCCGTGCCATTGCTAACCGTAGCAACTGCGCCCTGCAAAGCAGCCGTGCAAGAAGGAAGCGTAGCAATCGTCGAAATCAAAGGCAACACATACGTAGCAACGCTCGAACCAGACAGGATGTAAGCACGAAGCTGCGAGGTCTGGATCAATTCCGTCTGTGGCTGAATGCTGCCGACCGTCAGACCATTATAGCTCTGCGTCAGGTTGGTGTCAGCTGGGATCGTTTCATTACCCGTCAGTGGTAGGGTCGTAGCATTACCTGCAATCGGGGAGGAGGTAGCAAGCGGATAGCCAGGAAACTGGCCAGCGCCAAAAGCAGCTGTTGCGCCGAAAAGCGCAAGCAAACTGCCATAAAGAGCAACTTTCTTCATCATTTGCCTCTTATGTGCGAGATCGCGTTGCGCAAACCGTCACCTTGCGCGGGAGTTCCAACATTCTGTGTGACGCCAGATTGGTAATCGGGATTTTCCGAAGGAGTCCGATTTTCAGACTCATAAACTGCGTTGCCCTTCCGAGCAACTCTTTCGAAAGCCCCATTTTCACTCAATTCATAGTTAAATGAGTGGTGAATTGTGCCTGCCCGCGAACCTCGAACTGGCCTTGCAGCCAAAATCTTCGCGCTATCATTACCTTTTGCCATGGGCCTCGCCCCTTTCGCATACAGCGCACAATATTCAACATTTTCGCCCATTTAGTCAACCCAGCAAGGCGCAAATCTGCAAGTTTTTGCCCTCAAATCGGCCCTCTTTCAATCCAATGCAGCGTCGGGATCACGTTTTGTGTCTCAGCCCTCAAAATCGCGCCCTTCAAAGTGTCTTCAACGAGTTCTAACTGGTTTTCCTTCGACAAATGCCGAGCTGCCACAATACCTAAAGGCTTTTTATCAGGCCACACTTTGCGGGCAATCGGGAAATATAAGTCTTCAATTTGCGCTCTGCCTGCCTGCACATCCGTCAGCTTACACTCAATAATCACAACTCTCTTATTTCCGACAATCAACAAGTCCATCTGGCAATGTCCGGGCCCGTTCATGTCGGTAAATTCAAACCACTGCCCGTGTTCTGCCCTTGGGATCGCCGCTGCAAGGGCTTTTTCATACCTCAACCCTGCAGCCTTCGCCCCTTTCGGTCGGGACTTTGGTAAATTCGCGGGGCGCAAGCACATTGCTGCATAATGAAGCCCCACGATATGGCGAAAGGTCACGGGCGAAGCCCCTTTCAGAGAGAAGTCTTGTCTTTGAGTTTGCTAACTGACGCACTTTTCGGTTCAACGACCGGGATAGAACACATCAATCTGTCCACGGCACGAAGCAAAGCCGCCTTTCCTTCTTCTGACTGCATTTCTTCATAAGTCAAGATGAGTTGACGGATAACTTCACATCTTTGTGCATAACCGTCTGCGTAAATGATTTCAGTCTCCGGGATCATTTCAACATCACTCATTTCCGCCCCCTTCGACCTCCGGTCGAAACCTTTTGATCGTAATCGGCCCGAATAGCATCCAGCATCTTCACGCCAATTTCAACTGTCGGCGCGCACCACGCTCTACCCCTTGAATTTTCTGGTTCGCGGGGGTCCACAATGACAAGTGCGGCTGGGTGTATCGGCATCTTTTTAAGCCCCAAAGTTCGGGCATAGGTGTCTGCCAACTTATAACCACTTACCCGCACCAACTGGGCACATATTCCATCCGGGCTGATTGTGCCTTCATCTCCACCAATATGCCTGTGTCCTGCGACAAGAATGTGATCGCGGAAGCCTGTGATGAGTTCCCTTTTGGGACCGTGCATGGAGTTCCAAATGCTGTGCCCCGGAAAGTCATGGCGAGCATGAATACGAGTCACAACACCACACGGTTGCCGCAAGGCCAGCCTGACTCCATGATCTTCGTAAAGCGACCCCACTTGTTTTGTGAACCACACCACGGGATCGCCCGAGCCCGCCCAGAGGTCATGATTTCCAGCAATAATAAACAACCAATTCACACTTTTGACCATCCATTCCACAAGTGTCCAGCTTTCGCGGGCTGTGACCGATTGATCTGCGTAGAGCCGCGCAAGCCGCCCGACCCAGTTGTTCGCAAGGTCCCCGATATTACAGGCCAAAATGTGGGGGTGTTGCTGGGCAAGTTCGATATGAGATTTCAAAAGGTGAAACGCGCAGCCGGGGTCATCAATATGCGGGTCGCCAAAGATCAGCAATCCGTAAGGCCCGTCAATATTCACTTTAATATCGATAAGTTCCCGCGCCTCATCTGCCTCAATAACCCTTTGGCTTTCCACCAATCGATCTTGAATTAATTCATCAATCTGTCTGGATCTATGCGGGAGCGACGGGGCGCTAAATCGTCTTAAACTTTCCCGATCTTTCGTTTTATTCGTAAGAAAATGCACCCGTCTATGCGCTGTTACTTTATGAATTCCAAGTGCATCTGCGATTTTATAGAAGTCGTAGGTCCCGTCAGCCTTCTTATACTTCCTCATCGCTTCTAATGTTTTTTGTTGCTCCGCTTCTGATATTGTTTTTTGTGCCACAATAACCTCCAACCCTTCCGGGCGGTTTGAGCGTCACTTCTTTTTCTTCACCTTTTCTGGAAGTTTTTTAGTGCGGCCTTTATCGGCGGCTTCGAATTCTTTCCCAACCTTTTGGGGAATTTTCAATCTCTTAGCAGCCTTTGGGTCATGGGCGACCATTGCCATGAGATTATGCTGAGCTTTGCTTTTTGACGGCATTGTGACAGTCCTTTCTCACAAGGTCCTGTATTTACACACAAAACTCCTGTCAAGTCAATTTTATATGTAATAACTCTTAAATTATCTTACACGGGATTTTCATATCTTCATCATGTTCATAGACCGCACAAAGTCTGTGATACCCGTCAGCGATGATTAAAGCATTCGAAGAGCGCACCAGTAAAAGGGGCGAGAGCTTTTTATCATGTCTGATCTTGTCAAGCGTGTGTTCGACTTGATCGTTCGAAATGCCTAGCGGCGAAAGCCCCGAAGCTCTTAGAATATCCTTCGCTTTGAAGTGCGAAAGCGGCGCAGACCGCAAGCGGTCTATCATCACCTTTGCCGCAGCGGGAGTGATCAGCAAGGACAAATATTCCGCGCCCGCCGGATAGTTGTGTTCTTCCGGCTCATCAAACCAGTAAATCGCTCTTGTCATTTCTTCTTCTTTGCAGCTCTCATATTATCGACAAGGTTCGGGTATGGCCGTCCGGCAGCTTTCGCCGCAGCTTTCGCAGAGGCCTTTTTCGCGGGGCTTAGTGCCTTGGGCTTTGGCAAGTCTTTCGGCCTTGGCTTTTCCCAGACGGGCTTATCCTTGCCCCCACATTCAGAACATTTGCCTTTTTTCATTTGCAGTTCCACGCTCGGAGTGATTTGTTGATGCGGCTGTTGGGGTCGCGCTTTGCTTTTTCCCCCGTGAGCTTTTCCTTCATCCCTTCCATCCGGGCGCAAAACGACTTCCGCCGTCCAGCGTCTTTTTCGGTTTTCGGGTGCGGGGCGGGCGGTTTAAGATTGTGCCCTTCCGCCTTTGCGCTTGCGCGACCTTTCGCGTTCAAGCCCCCTTTCGGGTTCTTCCCTTCTTTTCGCGTCCATGCCGGGGTCTTCGCCATCACAAACCTCTCCGTTTTTCCATGTGTTCTTTATATATCCTATCACGTTCCGCAGCATCCGCATCTCTTTGTGCGATTTGCCTATCCACAAGTTCGCCCTTGGCTTCTACAATTTCCGAAGGAGATGGATAATATGTGGGCTCGCGGGGTGGATCGATTTCCCCGTCAAGAGCAGGGCCCTCAAACTCACCCTTTGTGCCTCTAACGCCTTCGGCGGGGGGAAGCACATTCACACTTTGCGCCTCGATGGTTTGCGGGGCCTCGCCTTGCGGGGACACAAAGTTGATCTGGAGTGCAAGGCCTGCCCCGCCGGGGCCCGCTACCTGTAAAGCCTGTTGCGGGGTCGGCCCACCTTTCGCCGTGGCGATTGATCTGTCGGCCATGGTTGTAAAGAGATCCATGAGTTCGCGTTTGGTGAATTTCTCCGGGTCCGACTCAAAGCGTTCAGTTAGTTCCTCAAGGACAGAAGTGCCCAACGCCGCCATGCGCTGATGAACGTCGATATAAACCTCATTCAATTCCTCTGCGTAATAGGACACCAATTCCTGAAACGCTGGGTCGTTTTTGAGGTCTGAGATGCGGGGCCCCGACAGGCCCGTCAGATTTGAGCATTCGATGAGCGATTTCCCCGAGGCCACGGCCTTTGCCAGAAGATGGTGGTTGTAGCGCAGCGTTTGGAGCTTCGGCGTCACCCCGTCCTTCCGCCCCTCCCATAAAGAAGCGATGTCGGTTTCCGCGAGATGTCTGGTTACGTTGTAAAGGATCGGGGCGGGGCGTCGGCCTCTGCCGGGGGGAACGATGACTTGCATGAACGGGGCTCCAAAAGGCCGATAGGCCCACTGGAGATTGAGTATAATGTGGCTCTAGGTGTTATGCAAGGAGTGTAATAGGTCCATCACCTTTTTCTCGACTCCTATCATTTTGGGTGGGGCTAAGCATTACAACAATCCCTTCAAAGGCCAGTCCCTGGGGGGTAAACGCTGGGATTGAAAACGCTGGAGGAGGGAACGCTGGGTTGTTAGCCCAGCGTCTCTTTTATTCTACAATTACAAACCCGTCTATGAAGTTAAAACTGGGCGCTTTTATTTCACCCCTCTCGCCGTCAATATCGTTGACGTAAACTGCCATGTTAGGGTTGAGGTCTTGCAGCATTTCAATAAGCGTCTTAACCGTCATATGCGTTGAATCCGTGACAACATTTGTCATGGGTGGCTCCATTTGTTAGCGATTTCAAACAACATAATCCTTATGCCATGCCGTGGCGGGCATGTCAATAGGGGTGGGTGATAATTATCACCAATATTCACCCCTCATGCTCATGGGTATCATTTTTATAGGCCTTGCGCTTTTCTGTCCATAATGGGCCTAACCTTAGCCCTATTATATATTGAGTATATAGTGGGTTTAACCTTCTCTCTTCTCTATATTTTTTTTTCAAACTAGGATACATCCAGAGGCCCTAGCACAAGGTTAAACCCATTACAACCCCAAAGAGCATATAGCGACTAAAAATAATACCCATGAACAAAAGGCCCCAACATAATGCACAATTATGCCCAACCTATATTGACCCTATCCCCAAAACGTGCATAATAGACCCATCAGAAACGAGCGAGTCGTTTTTGTTAGGCCCATCCGGGCCTCGCTGTTTGACAATCTAATCAATAACCTAGGAGTCGAAAAATGACTAATCTATCAACGCGCCTTCAATTCCAATCCTTCGCCGTTAATGCCGATGAATTGCCACAACAATCCATCGACGCGCTATTGCAATTGGGCTTTTCTACAAAGATCAAAAACGCAATAGCGGGCGTTAGGGCCGGAGTGCTCGGCACAGGGGCAACGCCATGGTCGCACGATCAGATCGAACGCGAAGCAATTCGTGCCGGTCTATCTACATGGGGCGCAGACGATCACACAGCGCAAGCCATTTGTGATCTTTACCAGAAGGAGATGTTCAACAGCATTTTGACTGGTATCGCGCCGCAACGAGCGTCAAGCGCGCCGCGTCTATCGGACGATGACAAACTGCGCCGGACGGTCGCGGTCGAGATGCTCGAGGCATGGGCTCGCCAGCAAGGTCGCGCTCTTCCAAAGCGCAGCAAGCCGGACGAAAAAGAGGCGTTTAACGCCTATCTCGCCAAGGCGCTCGAAAAGCCAAAATTCGCAGCAGCCGTCGAGAAGGAGTTCACGCGCCGCAAAGCGACAAAAGGAGTCGATTCTCTCGACGATCTTTTAGACTAACAACCAGAGGGGGCTTTCGAGCCCCCTTTCCTTTCCCCTCAAAAACGGAGCCAACCATGCGACACGCTCAACAATTAGAGACATTCATAATAACCTATCCCGGCAAGCCAGCATTCTGGGAAATCATCCGCCTCGCACAAGAACTCGATCTTTCCGTCACGCTGGCGGCTGGCGGCGGCGACACATTATCCTTCCAGTTCAATGACGGCTCAACCACAGCAATTGATTACAGATAACAATCCAACGCCCCGGCCAACTCGCTGGGGCGTTTTCTACTGGCGGCGGCAAGCCCCTCAACCTCAACAGGAGATCCCAAATGGCAATAACTCAAGAGCGCATGATCGCACTCATCACGGCGGCAAGGCAGTGCAAAGACTGCGCCCTAACCTACCAGCGCTTCATCTCAACCGAGATCAAAAATCTCCCCGCAAACCCAGAACTCGCTGACGTAATGGTGACGCTCCGCGCAATCCAGACGCTCGCCCTGACCAACTCTATCCCGATGGAGGCTGCGGAAATCCTTGCGAGAGAGGAGGAGCATTTTCGACTCATGGCATCAAAGAACAAGCGGGCGGCGGCATATGCAAAGCGCAAGCGGGGAGTTCCCAACAGCGAACTCTCAGACACTCCCGAACTATCTGGCCTCAAATCCCCCACAGCACCCAAAACACTCGACAGGTTCAAATACGCCAGCTTACAGGAAATCGTGCGCCCCCATCCAGCCCATCCAAACCAAACACCCCCAACCAACTGGACTCCAGACGACGATCTCATCCAGCATAAAATCAAAATCAACGAAACCCATCGAGCGGCCAACATGCCCGAGCCATACCCAGACGTCTACGACGGCAGCATCCCCCTCCGCGACGACGACTGCCGGGCTCTAGGCATACCAGTTCTATCTGATGACGAACTATTCTAGCGCCAAAGGCGCACCTTTCAGCATGTAAAATAATGGGCCCAGCGTAAGGTTAAACCCCTTGACGTTAGGCCCATTATATGCGACAAAACCATAAGGCCCAAAAACGGCCTTGCGCTTTCAGCGCTCCGCGACCTCCACATCTGGATTGAAACCATGAAATCAGCCCTGCCAATCTTCGAGGAGTCAGAGGTATGATCGAACTCGAGATCGACCCTCACGCCTTACAGGAGGTCTGCAGACTCATGGGCTTCTACATGGAAGACTGTCACCAACTCGACGCAGCCCTTCTCAAAGAAGCGCTGTCCGAATTCCAATCTGCGCTCGACGATTATGCCGAGCGTCAATACATCCTGCGCACAACATACTAGGAGCCACAATGCAAACCTTCTTACCCTACGCAGACTTCGCTGCATCCGCCCGATGTCTCGACCGCCAACGCCTCGGCAAGCAGCGCGTCGAAACCCTTCAAATCCTCAACGCCCTCACCAACCCCCGTTATGGCTGGCAGTCACATCCCGCCGTCAACATGTGGCGCGGGCACACACAGCTCCTCTGCACCTACGGGATCGAAATGTGCCGCGAGTGGCTCCGTCGGGGCTACGACGACAACACCGGCCCAAAGATCGCAGCCTTCTACAACGCCGATGACTCCAACCCCACAAAGCCTTACTGGCTTGGCCTTGATGCAGTCCACGCTTCTCACAGAAGCAATTTGTTGCGGAAAGATCGAGGCCACTACGCTCAATTCAATTGGACAGAGCGTGATGACCTTCCCTACTTCTGGCCTCTCCCACAAGGCAACGCTTAACCTTCCAACTGTCACCTTCGCACTACATAGGAGCCAAATATGTCCACTACACACGCCAACATCTCCCTCATGGGCTTTGACTTCGAACTCGAAATTGAAATCCAAGTTCGCTCTTTCGGCACCGCCCCGTCCGGTCAGTTCAACGGGCCACCTGAGAACTACGACCCCGGCTCCGAGCCTGACTTCGACATTGTAACTCTTGTCCTGCGTCTTGATGGACTCGGCCCTGCGTTCGAGGCAACCGGCGAACTTTTCTACACCCTCTCATCTCTCCGTTCCGTAGACGACGCAATCCTCGACCACATCGTTGAACTTGAAGAGCAACATGAAGACGAGTGGGACGACATCGCTTACTCCCGCGAGGACTACCGTGAACGCGACGAGATGCGCCAGCGCGCACATGACGCCTGCTGGGAGGACTAATTCATGCTTGCTCTCGGCATCGTCTGTCTCATCGCCTTCGCAGTAGGCTGGGCTTTCGTCTCAATCCTAATCTATGTCGCGTTCAGCGGAACTCTAATCTTCTCATACCTATTCATCTGGGACGAACACATGCGCAAAGCCACCTGCCCCAACGGATTGCTTTCAGCAATCTTCCTGAACCAGTAGGAGATTTTGTGGTTGACTTAGACCCACCGATATGCTAATATACCTTATTAATCAGGAGCTTACCTCATGCCACGTATTCCAGATCACGCCTCCACAGTCTACACCTCCGGCGACAAAATCCATCTCCATCTCCCTGCCCCCAAGGGCTACACCTCGGAACTTACGTTCCCCCTGTCAGTCGAAGGCGCTGAGTCTCTCTTGCGTGTTCTTCGCCAGCGCGAGGTCTACTCCTACACCCACCCAGTCGCCATCGCGCAGCCGTCCATGCCAATCCAATATGTCGTGGACGCTTGGCAGAAATCCACCCCCGACGCCGCCACCAAACTCGAACGCGCAAAGCAACGCGCCGATGCCGAGCGCTTCAAGCACAAAAGCAAACAGGAGCAACTCGATGAATTAGATGCACTCTTAGACCTCACCTTTTAGTCCCACCTTCTACTCAGTATCTAATGTGTCTAACCTAAAGGAGCCTATCATGTCATTTGCCCAGATCATCGCTCGTCTCGAGTCCATGAACGCAGAGATCTCTCTTTTCCGTTCTTCATACCAGTATTCAGATGATCGCTGGACTGCAGCCATCGAGATCAAACACGAAGCCAAAGACCTGCAGCTTAAAGCTCGCGGGACAGGAGGGGACGTTGAGGACGCACTACAGGCCGCATGGGGCAAGGTCGAGGCCATCGTCAACACCCTCACCTTCTCCAAAGGCTTCGAGATCCCTCTGCTCTCCATCGACGCCACCGCAACCCCGGAACGCGAGATCACCTTCTAAGGGCCCGTCATGTCACATCTCGTCTCTCAATACCTCGCAGCCGTGGACGCTCTATGCGTCCACCCCACCAACTCCAGCCCTGACGCAAAGCTCGCGCTCTACCGCCGCCTCATCGCCCAATGGACTCGCTCTCTCAACGACGTTGAAAAACGTGGGAAAGCTGGGCGCTTTTCTAAACTCGAGATCGCGGAAATCATCGACGAGATGATGGAGCGCATCCGTGCCCTACGGGCAGACCTCAAAGGACAAGACAATGAGCACTCCTGACCACATCCTTAAAGACGTTGGAGTCTTTGCCTACCAAAAAACCGAGTCGTTTCTAAGAGATCAGTTCGATCTCCACGATTACAACGCAGACGTTCTCGCGGTCGCGTCCATCAACACAATCCAAGCTGGATTTTTGATGCTTTGCATCGCGTCTTATGCTGCCACAAAACACAAACACCCCGTGGACATTACGCTCGCCATGGTCACGGAGGTTCTCAAGAAAGGAGGCCCCAACATCGAAGCGGCCCTTGAAGCCGCCGAGATCTTCGCCAACACCTATCCGAACACCAAACCACACTAAGCGGGGCTTTGCCCCTTCAAACCACGGAGTCCTCTACTATGCCTATACACCACGCCCCCCTTGTAGGCGCACACTTCCGCCCACCCGCAAAAGCACTCCTCGCATCCTTGCCCGCCGGACATCCTCTCGAACTCCGGCCTGAGCCTGACAATCCGTATGATCCCAACGCCATCGCGGTCTGGCTTGACACCAAGACCTTGCCATCCGAGGCCCGTGAGGAACTGGTCGAAACCCTCGAAGGCACTGGCTTTGACCTTGAGTCGATGGACGAGCAACGTGACTTTCACGTTGGTTATATGGCCAAAGATCATGCCGCGCATTACCAGAACTCTATCGGGCATTTGCTGGAGTCCCTCAAAGTTGACTCCATGATCTCCGGCCAAGGCCCCTTCGTAGACGGGATCGCAGCAAAACTATCCTTCACCCCATCCGGCACATACCAGATCTCATTCTTCCTGTAGGCGCTGTGCGCCGTATTCGAAAGGTATTCACATGTTATCTCCAACCCCAGAACAACAATACATCATCGCAGCGGCCAAAAGCCCTTCGTCCATTATGATTAATGCCCTCGCTGGCACCGGCAAGACCACGACCCTGCAGATGCTCGCGTCCGTCCTGCCGAAAGAACCCATCCTTGCGCTCGCGTTCAACAAGAAGATCAAAGAGGAACTCGAAAAGCGTTTCCCGCCCAACTTCACAGTCATGACCATGAATGGCCTTGGCCATCGCGCATGGGGCAAAACCATCAACAAGCCACGAATGCTCATCGACGACAAGAAACTTGGACGCCTCACGACCGAGGCTCTCAAGGCCTTCCCATCTAGCAAAGGCTCATGGAACGAGATCCGACAACTCGTCGTCTACGCCATGCAGAGAGGCGTAGTTCCTACCCAATTCCAAAACGCCAAAGGGCTCTTGCCTGACACACCAGACACATGGCAGAACATTGCTTCTGACTATGACCTTTTGCTCACCCCTGACGAGTGCAAATTGTCCCGACGCATCCTCTGCGAGTCAATCGAAGAAGGCCTAAAAGGAGTCATAACCTATGATGACCAGATCTACCTCCCCGTGGTCTTCCCGGGAGACTTCCCACGCTTCAACACAGTCCTTGTCGATGAAGCCCAAGACCTTTCCCCACTCAACCACCAGATGCTTCGTAAATGCGCCGCTAACAGGCTCATCGTCGTGGGCGACCCCCGACAAGCAATCTATGCCTTTCGAGGCGCAGACAGTTCCAGCATGGACACCATCAAAGCACTACGATCCGAGTGGATCGAACTCCCCCTCAACACCACATTCAGGTGCCCGTTAAGCGTCGTCGAACGCCAGCACAATCACGCCCCTCAATATCGCGCCGCCCCTTCCAACCCGCAAGGCGCGATCTACGATCTGTCTGGTGAAAAGTGGACGTGGGAAGCAATCCCTTCCGGCGACACCGCAGTGCTTTGCCGCAACAACGCGCCTTTAATTTCTATGGCCTTCAAGCTGATCCGTCAGGGTATTGGCGTGAATATGTTAGGACGCGAGATAGGACGTGGCCTTTCAACAATCGTCAAAAAGCTCTGCCCAGACTTAACAACCAAGGTCGATCAGTTCTTGCCGCTTCTCACAAACTGGCATGAAACTGAAAAGTCCAAGGCCGAGGTCAACGGCGATAGCACCAAAGCTGCCAACACGACTGACAAATACGAAAGCATCATCGCAGTTATCTCCGCGAAAAAGCCCCGCACTGTTGCAGAGCTTATTGAGGAGCTTAACTCGTTATTTGCGAAAAACAATGGGCAGGTGATCTTGGCCACAGGCCACAAGGCGAAAGGGCTCGAATGGGACAACGTAGTTCACCTCGATCCTTGGCGCATCCCATCCAAATACGCAAAGACCGAAAGCGAACAGCGCCAAGAAGCAAACCTTCGCTACGTCCTCGAGACTCGAACCAAACACACCCTCATCCTCGCAAACCTTTCCGACTTTGACCAATAAGGAGCCCTTCGCAATGCACTTCTTCGACCCATCACGCCCGCGCATATCGGGCTTACCAGCATTCGCACCGGGACAGGGTGTGGGGATCTCCGTGATCCCCGCGCTTTACATCGCACCGAGAGAAGATAGTCAGATGGAAATCTCAGCCTTCTTTTCTGTCGGCGCGAACAGATCATCACGACTCGTCGCAACCATCCACGAAAGTTCTTTCCCAAAGTTCTGGGAGCAATGGCTTTCTGACCCAGAGGAAACCGCGAAAAAGATTTTTAATTGGCAACCCACAACCGCACCAGCACAAAACACACGCAATCAAAGCGTCTCGCTCGACTTCGACGATCTTTTGGAGGGGCTGGAATGAGCTATCGTGAGCTTTTAATCGGATGCGGATCACGTAGAGATAAACTCATCCACATGCCGGAAACCCCAACCTTCACGGCCCTCACCACACTTGACATCAATCCAGACCACGCGCCCGATGTTATACACGACCTCATGTCTCTCCCGCTCCCATTTCCTGACGACACTTTCGACGAGATCCATGCTTACGAAGTCCTTGAACACACAGGAGCGCAAGGGGATTACAAATTCTTCTTCGCGCAATTCTCAGACCTCTGGCGCATCCTCAAACCTGACGGGCAACTTTTCGCAACCGTGCCGAACTGGCAAAGCGTTTGGGCTTGGGGCGATCCGTCTCACACCCGCACGATCCAACCAGAAAGTCTGGGCTTTCTTCATCAACCCAAATACGACGCAGAGGTCGGGATCACTCCGATGTCTGACTTTCGCTACATTTACAAAGCAGACTTCGACATAACTTATTGCTCTTTAGGAGAAGTTATGTTTGGTTTCGGCTTAAAAGCAATCAAACCATCACGTTGCACAAAAGGAGCGTAAATGTTTAGGACTTTAACAATTTGCGTAGTGCTGCTATGCAATTCCGCCAATGCGCAAGAAACAAACTTCTACGGGCCAAATGGCGCATACAAAGGGAGCGCCTATTCCAACAACGGAGCGACAAATTACTACGGCCAGAATGGTGCATACTTAGGGAACTCCTATTCCAATTCCGGCTCAACAAATTACTACGGATCAAACGGCGCTTATGAGGGCTCGTCTTACGGCCCAGTGACAGGGGGATATTATTATGGCGAATAGTCCACTTTTCGTCCCGGCTTACTGGCCGCTTTTCAAAACGCATGAGCTTAGACGTTTCGATTACAAGGCCGAAGGTGCCCCAAACTTTACCAGTGTCTTCTCCTACGACACCGGCTCTGACTCAATGCTCTACAATAACTATGACGCAGTGGGCACATGGTTGAACCGCTGGTATTACCGTTACAACCCAGGCTTTGGGATTGCCGAATGGCGCGATGACTACCCGAACAACAAAAAGGTCGTTCTCTCACCTGCGATTGGATGGGGCGAATTCCAAGCCATAACCTCAACATATGAGAACAAACCAAAGTTTGACTTTCTAAAATGCTCCCCGCCAGCATTCAGCAACGGCGAACAAATTGTGAGCTTTGAGCAACACCTTCCAAACTACATGGCGTCAACGCAAAACTATTCAGACGTGCTTGTGTTCTCTTATCTCCAATCATGGAACGGAAAACCCGCTACGGGGGCTCGCTATTGGATGGCGCTTGGCGTCGGCCCTGTCGCAACGCAGTTCATAACCCAAGACGCACAAGACCCGACAAAGCTCGCGCTTTCCCCTGTGTGGAACGCGACAGTTTCGAGATACAACGCATGATCGACGACGCGCTCTTAAACGAAATTGCCATTTATGCTGCGATCATCTTCTTTGCAGGAGGCGTGGCATACATTGTTCACCTGCTTTTGAGCGGAGATTATTGATGTCAAACTCCGCAACATCAAAAGGCACACTTCTCAAAATCTTTTATGAGGCAGGTTACAACGATGCGTTACACGCAGTTGCAAAGATCATCGCAGACTTCGATCCCTACGATCCGTATATTGTCGGAAAGATGAAAATTGAGGAACGCAAAGCGGCGCTTATCGCAGCCATCAAGGAGCTTCACAAATGAACAATGTCCGAACAGACACGCAGTCCCGGCTCTACAAAGACCCCGCCGAACTTACAGACTACGAGCAAGCCCTTCTCGATCTCAAACGCGACGGCCTAACGCACAAACAAATCGCCGCGCACTACAAGGCCAGCATCAACACGATCTCGAACAAATTCACGATCATCAACCACAAGCTCAAACTCGCCGCGATGGAGAGGTGCAATGACCAAAGGTGAAAAAGAAGCACTCATCCTGCGTCTCGCTACATTCTTCGACGACGCTCCAACATATTTCACCATGAAGGACCTTGCCGAGATCGCCTTCGATTACATCGAGCCCCAGATCCGTGAGGAATGCGCGAGACACGCCGAGGCACTTGACCCTTCAAACAACGTCGCATCTGCAATCCGTCGAGCCCACACATGAGCCCAGAAGACATCACCCGTGTTCCTGTCAACATCAAATGGACCCCCGAACTCGACGCAGAGCTTGAGCGGAGCTTAAACAATGGACTTTCCTACACCCAAATCGCCATCAAATTCTCCATCACCAGATGCGCCGTTGCCGGACGACTCCACCGACTCCGCAAAGCAAAAAGAAGCGGAGCGCAAGTTGGCGCTAATGGAAGGCCGTCGCTTACGCCGAAACGCCTCGCACAGAAAGAGAATGGCGAATGACCCAGAATACCGAGAGGCCCAGAGGATCAGACGTGCTGCGTATCGACGTAAGAAGAAAAACGAAAAGGCAGAAGCCCGGAAAGCCCAAGCACAAATCCAAAGGGAAATTCCCAAAGGTGATAAAAAGCTCGATCAAATCGCCCCGCCGAGTGAGCGCCCTGCGCAGAAGAAAAAGCCGGGGAGAGTTTATATGATGTGTAAGTGGTATGGGCTTTAGACCCATCTTATACTGAGTCTCGAGTGGGTTTAACTTTTTCCCCCAGCGCACGATTATTTTCTTGCAATGGGTTTAACTTTATGGCACTATATACAACGCACAAACAAAGGAGCCTTTTTGATGCGCACACTTAATCTTCCCCATGAAATCACAGTCACCGTCGCCCAGCCTTATGAAGAAGGTTATGTGCTGACCGCAGCCGAAGCTGAAAAGCTCAACCAAGTCTTTGCCGACAGCATCCGCACATCTCTAATGTCCAAGCTCAAAAAGCTCGATGACAAAGAAGATCACTCCAAAGTTGAGAAAATGTTCCAGCAGTTCGCTGACAACTACGCTTTCTCAATCCGCACACCTAAAAATGCTGCTGATCCCGTCGCCAAAGAGGCGAACAAAATCGCAAAGGAACAAGTGTTCGCAGCGATCAGAAAGAAGGGCGGTAATCCCGCAGATTACAGCGCAGAACAAATCGCAGAATACGTTACGAAAGTTCTTGAGCATAAGCCGGAAATTCGTGAAGAAGCTGCAAGACGCATCGACTCAAGCCGTAAAATCGCCGGGGATCTTCTCGACGACCTCTTGGACGAGGCGGCATAGTTTCAAGGTTCGACTCCTTGAAAACAGGGGCATATACCTCCCGCCCCTGCCCTTGGGGGGAGCTTTCGGGCTCCCCTCCTTTTACACTAACCTAATGGCCTTTTAATGCGTGAAGCTGAACTCCTCTACGAAGCCTACCATTCTGACTTTGGGATAGAAGTCGAGCTTCTCGGAAACTATCAAGTATCTCTGCAAAGGTTATACGCAGCAAAACGTAAAGATCCTGACCTCGAAATCATCCAAATCTTCAAATCTCCCTCATCCCACAATCATATCTGGATAGTTAAAAACGACACTTTGCGCCATCCCAATGCGCCACAGGCGCAGCCAATTAAACAAAACCCCCAAGGCGACGGACCTCTTTACTCCCTAGCCGACCTTCTCGGAGACGAATGAAATGGGCGCGAGGCTCGAAGACGAAACCACGAAAATTCACTTCCACATTTTTACAAAGGATCTTGAACGAATTGACGCGCTTTTCTGCAGACAGGGGCACCGCACGGTCGGGCGCTCCAAAGCACTACGCCTAATCATCCATTCTTACCTTTCCCATCTGGAGAAGAAGTCAAATGCCAAACCAGTCAAATTCGACCCCTCAGTCGGAGAACTTATCACCTAACATCGACCCGCTCGAGGAGGCATCAGAATTCTCCCTCGAAGAACTTATGAACCGTGCGCCGCAAATTTCCGACGCAGAAGCAGATCAAATCATTTCATACCTTCGTGCCCAACGCGAAAAGTTCGCACAGCAAGAAGCAACGCCAAAAGTCAAGAAGGAGCGGAAAGCTCCCGCAAAAGGTCCGAAACCAAAACTATCCGTTGATGAATTACTCTCAGGCCTAGATTAAACCGCCAAAGGAGCCCTTGGCATGACATCTTCAGAACTACAAGAACTCATTGACTCTCTGCGTCATCAAGCAGGGACGTGGATGGGAGACGAAGCCTGTGAGCAACTCGAGCGTTTAATTCAATACACGCTAAAAATTCACGAGCGGTCCTCACTTATCGACGCAAAATTAAAGCAAGGCTATCGGTTCATTCAGACCGGCAGCGGCCAACATTCCACCAACTAAGTCAGGGACTCCCCATGACCACCAACAATTCACTCTCCAAAATATCCCCTAACTTCCAATTCGCATGGGACTCAACATCCATCGGGGCATTCAAGACATGCCCACGCTTGTATCAGCTTTCGATACTTGAGGGCTGGCAACCACGCGAGATCAGCGTTCACCTAACCTTCGGGCTGCATTTCCATTCGGCCCTTGAGAAATACGACCATCTGCGTTTTGGCGGCATGGATTACGACCAAGCACTTCGTGAAGTCGTGAAGTATGTGTTGACAATTACATGGGACGAGAAGAAAAATCGTCCGTGGATCTCAGACGATCCAAACAAAAACAGGCTCACACTTTTGCGCTCGGTTGTGTGGTATTTGCTGCAATTCGCCGACGATCCTATCGAAACAGTTCGCCTTGCCAACGGCAAACCAGCGGTTGAATTATCGTTCCGCTTTGACAGTGGTTACACAACGTCTCACGGCGAGAGCATTCTTTTGTGCGGGCATTTGGACCGTTTAGCAATGCTGAATGGCAAGGCCTTCGTGCTTGACCGCAAGACCACAAAATCCACAATCAATTCTTCCTTCTTCGACAAGTTCTCCCCCGACAACCAGATGACCCTTTACGCTATCGCCGGGAAGGTTGTTTACAACATCCAGATCGAAGGGATCATTGTTGACGGCGCACAGATCGCACAATCATTCACACGCTTTTTGCGAGGCACAGTCCCAAGGTCCGAACCAGTCCTAGAAGAATGGTATTACGATCTCGGCCAATACCTTGCGACCGCAGAGTTGTATGCCGCCAATGGCTACTGGCCGATGAACGACAAATCATGTGGCCAGTATGGCGGTTGTCCGTTCCGCAAAATATGCAGCCTTCCACCTTCTGTCCGAAAGGAATGGCTCAAGGCCGACTTCACCCAACGGATCTGGGACCCTCTCCAAGTCCGAGGTGACATTTGATCGATCTTATCATCGTTCTTGTTGGCACTTTCGTCATCACCATCACCCTCGCAGCTTTATGGAACCAATAACATGCCTCCACTTTCACAACATCATTCATCCACAACCACAAAGCTGCTTTTCGTTGGCGATAGCGGAGCGGGAAAGACCGGCGCATTGGCCAGCCTTGCATCCGCTGGCTTTAAGGTTCGCATTCTTGACCTTGACAATGGAGTGGATGTCCTACGCGACCTCCTGACCAACGGGAAATATTCAAAAGACGCCATTGAGAACGTCGAGTATGTCACCATTACCGAGCCCATGAAGAACCAAGGCGGCAAGTTGGTGCCCGCCAAGGCATCTGTCTGGCAGCGTGTCGCCGGGATGCTAGGCGATTGGAAAGATGGGGACCGCAGCCTTGGCTCCATCACCACATGGGACGACAACACAGTCCTTGTGATTGACTCCCTGACCATGCTTTCTGATGCCGCTTTATCCTACATCCTCGCCATGAACGGACGCCTTGGCCAGCACCCGCATCAAGCCGATTGGGGACTCGCGCAAGCACTTGTCGAAAACCTTTTGCGAATGCTCTATGACGAGGGAGTCAAGTGCAATGTGATTATAAATTGCCATATCAAACCGATGGGGGACGACTCAGGGCCGGAGCGTTACTATCCCAACACTTTAGGCAAAGCACTCCCGCCAAAAGTCGGTCGTTATTTCAACACGGTTCTGCTTGCTCAAAGTTCTGGTCGTGGGGCAAATCTCAAACGCCAGATCTTCACGACATCACAAGGCACTATTGAGTGCAAAAATACAGCGCCCTCGAAGGTAGCGCAGAGTTATCCGCTTGAGTCCGGCTTAGCCGATTACTTCAAGGCGGTAAGGAATTAACGCCAGTGGCGTTAATGTTGGCCCATCACTGGGTCTATTTTAATGGAGAAAATGTATGTCTGTAAACTTCAAAGACCTCTTATCAACCAAACTCGATGACGTAAAAGCACCATCAGCCCTTCCAGAAGGAACTTACCACGGAACAATCTCATCCTTCGAATACGGAGACAACAACAAAAACAAGACCCCTTACGTTCGTTTTGCTCTTAAATTTCACTCAACCTCAGACGACGTAGATCCAAAGGACCTTGCAGACATCGACCTCGCATCTCGCAAGCTCTCCACGGACTTCTACCTCACACCAGACGCCCGTTGGAGACTCAAGGAGTTCCTTGTTTCTCTCGGCCTTAAAACCGACGGAGGTTCGTTCGACGAACTGATCCCAGAGGCAGTTGGTCAGAGCGTGATCGCGTATGTCACGCAGCGTTTCAATCCAGAACGCCCTGACGATCCGCCACGCAACAACATCAAGTCGGTAAAAGGTGAGGCATAAGGCTTACGCCTATTAATCACAGAGGGGGCGAGGAGCCATTTGCCCCCTCTACTCAAACCCCAGAAGGCCAACATGACCAGCATTGCTCTCAAAGACATTTGGATTGATCGCGGCACCCGCCAGCGCAAGGAGATTGTGATTGATGATCTCCTCGAAAGCATTCCCAGACGTGGTGTGCTGGTCCCGATTATTGTGGTGGCGGAAGAAGGCCCCGCCCAGCAACCCTACAAACTAATCGCAGGTGAACGGCGTTACACGGCCAGCCGGAAGCTCGGCCTTCCCGACATCCCTGCAAGGCTCTTGACAGACCTCTCCCCTACCGAGCAACGCATTGTCGAACTCGAAGAAAATTTGCGCCGCAAAGACCTTGGGTGGCAGGACCAGTGCATCGCCATTGCCACAATCCATGATGTCCTTTCCCAGCAACATTCCGAGTCCGACTGGACCTACGCAAAAACCGCCGAAAACATAGGCTATGGCCAAGCATGGGTTCAAAGATGCTGCCGGATCGCCAAGGAACTCCACCGCGATAACGTCCGAACCATGGACACGGCGACCCGAGCCTACAATTTCCTGTCCCGTGAAGACGAGCGAGTGGCGGCTGATGCTGTTAGTAACATCCTGTCATCGGCGTCAAAAGCGGCTAATGAGGCCTTCGATGGGGAAGGGGGTATTGATCCCTTAGACGATCTTTTGAACGCGCCCACGGCCCCGGAAAAGCCCGCCAATGCGCCCGCAAAAAGCGCCCGAAATATCCCACCCATTGCGCCGGTCGAAAATTCAATCCTCCAGCAGTCCTTCCTCGACTGGGCCCCAGCCTACAAGGGCGAGCCCTTCAATATAATCCACTGCGACTTTCCCTATGGCGTGAATGTTTTTGGAGGAAAGTGGTCAGGCAAACAAACGACATCTGGCTATCAAGACACGGCAGACATTTATGAAAAACTCATCCATTGCTTATGCGAGAACCTCGATAACATCATGGCACATAGCGGGCATCTGGTGTTTTGGCTCTCAGGGGACATCACGATACAGGCTAAAACTTTACAGATGTTTGCCGACCTTGCCCCTCAACTGGCGTTCTGCAACTTCCCACTTGTCTGGGTCAAGAGTGACAATGTTGGAATTGTCCCAGATCCCAAAAGGGAGCCGAGGCGCATCTACGAAACAGCACTAATTGCCAGCCGGGAAGACAGATTGCTGGTTAAACCCGTCAGCAATGCCATTTCTCACCCAACAAATAAGGAGCATCATCCACACACCAAACCAGAGCCAGTGCTAAAACATTTCTTGTCAATGTTTGTGGACTCTAACACTCGCCTGTTAGACCCAACATGTGGTGGAGGCTCGGCCCTCCGCGTAGCTGAAGCCCTCGGAGCCGAACACGTTCTTGGCCTCGAGATCAACGACGAATACGTTGCGAACGCGAGAAGGGCGCTGCAGCATTTCCGTATTCACC